GCCGACGCCGGCGCCGCCGCCCAGGGGTGTGGTACCGGAGCCACCGTTGAGGCTGTCGCGGCGCGGCGGGCCGGCGAGCACGAGGGTGTCGTCGGGATGCGCGGCTTCGTACGCCGCGTTGTCCATGTGCCGCTCGACGTGGGCTTCCTGGAAAGTCCAGGAGTTGACGCCCTTGGTGATTCCGATCGGGTTTGCCATCTGGTGCTCCTACGCCTTGAGAAGAGAGTGGATCGTTGGGGCGGCCAAAACGCCCAGTCCTGCGAGTTCCGTTCCGGCCATCACACGCTGCTTCGTCGGCGAGTCGTGCTTCGGGTGTCCGAACAGGTGGTTCGCCGCAGGGACCGTCAACAGGCCCAAGCCAACCAGCTCCGCGACGTGGTGCGCCATCTCGGCGTCCACCGCGAACTTCTGGAAGGCTTGGGCCGCGCCCTGGGCGTAGGGGGAGCGCATCAGCCGACGACCTTGAGCACGTCGTCGATGGCGGCCTCGTCGACCTGGAGGTACTCCGCGGCCTCCTTCTTCGTGAAGCCGGCTTCGTCGAGGGCGGTCAGCGTGCCCACCATGTGGGCGACGTCGAACGGCGTGATGCCGGCCGACGCGAGCTTGATCTCCGCCTGCTCCCGGTAGTGCTGGATCTCACCGGTTCGCGGGTTCGCCTGGGCGCCCTTGACGAGGTCCGCCACCATGCGGGCGGAGAGGTCGTTGTCAGGCACCGGCGAACCGGCGAGCTTCTGGATCGTGGCCTGCATCGTGCTGGTGAGCTTGGTCTGCGACATGGGTCAGGTCCCTCAGATGCTGACGATGTGGAGGCCGATCGTGTTGAGCGGCTTGGGGAAGTCGACTTCGATGTAGGTCTCGATGCGGTCCGCGGAGGCCGGCGATTCGGCGACCGAGGTGATGCGCCCGTCGATGATCGGCGCACCGATGCGCACGCGACGACGGAGCTTCAGGTTCTCGATGCCGGCGTCGAGCGCCGCACGGATGAAGTCCATGGTCTCCTGGTTGATGTTCCAGATGCCGATGAAGTCGTCGAGAATGTCCGAGAAGAACAGCGACACGAAGTCGAAGTTCTTCACGAGCGAGATCTCGCCGAACTCGAGGGTCGACGGGTCGGTCGTCAGCTGGTGGATGATGTACGGCAGCGCCGACGGCGTGTCCTGCTGGAACACTAGCCAACCGCCGTTGGAGATCTGCGTCATCTGCTTGTCGTCGAAGTAGGTGTTCGCGTTGTAGAGCTTGGAGACTCCCGCGATGCCCATGTTCGTGATGCCCTGGTGCGACGGCAGCGAGGCGAGCATGCCACCGACGGCGCAAGCCAGGTAGAAGCCCGGCTGCGACGCGGCCGGCTGGTGCGTCGTCGGCTTGGCCGGATCACGCGGCAGCGAACCGTCCGTGAGGCCGGCGATGTCGATGAGGTCGGGCCAGCAGATGACCGCGCGACGGCTCTTGAGACTCTGTGCGACCGAGATGAGCTCAGTGACCTGGCCCGTCTTGTCGAGCGCGCGCATCACGCGGTACGTCAGCGTCGCCGTGGCCGGGATGAGCGTCACCGGCGCCGTGCGGCTCACGCCGTGCGGCAGCTCGTTGTCAGCCAGCGCCGTGTTCGAGCCGTTGTTCACGATGCGGACGCGCTGGTTCGACACGACGGTGGCGATGGTCAGCTTGACCGACGACGCGAAGGACGTCTGCGTCGGGTCGGTCGGCATCTCGAGGAAGTCGCCGGGGAGGACGCCGTCGTCGATGAACGTGCCGTTGGCATCGAACAGGTCGAGCCAGAGCGCATCCAGCGCAGCCGAGGCCACCGCCGGAACGACGGTCAGCGGGATGATGGACGTGACACCGCGGTTGACCGTGATGCTGGTCGTCGCCGTGCCCGACTGCGCCGCGCCGGGGATGTCGTTCGACGGGGCGTTGCCTTGGTTGACGACCTCGACCGAGGACGCGCTGTTCACGTGCGTCACGGTGTACGTGCCATCCCGGTTGGTGGCCGCGTCGTCGGTGGCGATGATCAGTGTATCACCAGGGCGAACGCCCGCGGTGATGAAATCGATGAGCGTCGGGAACGTGAAAATGCGGATGGCCGTGGGCGCCGCGCCGTTCTGCTCGACGTCACCGTCGACGTTCGAGTCGATGATGATCTTGTCGTCCGGCAGCGCCGTAGGCGCACCCACGACCATGCGGAACTTCTGCGCCACGCCGTTCAGGACGGCGTAGTCCGGATCGGCGAGGTTCTCGAACTCCGCCTTCAGCATCGCCATGACGCTGACGTCCTGGATGAGCGGCACGACCGCGTAGATGTCCTTGCGGTTGGCGAGCGACGTCTTCATCGACGTGTAGCCCTGCAGGTCCTGCGAGAGCACACCGAAGCCCTGGATGGACGCCGAGCTGTTGGTCAGCGCGGTGAACATGCCCGTGGCCAGTGGGTTGCGCGCGTCGATGAGGCCGAGCTGCCCCACGATCTCGGTGACGCCGTTGAGCGTCTTCACGTCCGCCAGGTCTTGGCGGAGCGAGCGGTAGGCGACGTAGGGCTCGCCGAAGCTGACCGGCTTGGCCACACCACCGACGAGCAGCGTGACGCCGCCCGCGATGTTGATGATGTTGGTGGCAGGTGTGACGCTGACGAACGAGCTGTCGATCGCCGAATCGCCGAGCTCCCGCTCAACGCGGAAAGACACCGCCGAGGAGTTGATGAAAGGCGCGGTGACGTCGTCGGTGAAGGTCAACTGGAACTGTGCGACCGTGCGCACCTTGCGGACCAAGGTGTTGCCCGAGAGCGTCATGATGACCCAGTCGCCCGGCTGGACACCAGCGAGGAGCATGTCCACGGCGCCCGTGCCCAGGGTGGGCTGCGGGGTCGGCGTGACGACGACGACGCCTGCGCTCCCGTGCGCAAGCTCGACGCGAGGGACACCGAAGTAGACCTTGACGCTGGCGGCGTCGACCTTGGCACCGAGCTTGTTGTTCGGGGCGTCTGGCGCAACCACGACACCGGCGCCAACCGGCGCAACCGAGGAGCCGGTGGACGGGGTGTTCTTCGTGCCGTAGTTGGTGGCGAGCTTGATGTCAGCGCGCTGATCCGGGAAGTCCTGGATCCAGTAGGCTGGGCCGGCGACCAGGCAGTTGAGCTCGGGCGTGGCCGCGCCGACGCTCAGCGAAGCGAACTCTTGGAAGACCAGAACTGCGGGGCGCTGAGCTGCCATGGGGGGACTCCTGCTTCGGAAATGACTAGCGAATGTTAGGCGGGGACCGCCACTTCAACAAACGCCTACGGGATGAACTGTTTGAGCAAGAAAGTGTCGGGGTCGGTTTCGCCGGACCGGCGGTACTTCAGCACAATGCTGTTCAGGATGGGTGAAATGGGGAGCGTCGACCAGCGCAACCCAAGGGTGATCGTGAACGTGATGCGCGTCGTCCAGACTCGTTTGTCCACATCCGACGGCGTCGTACGGCTGAGAACCGGGTTCTCCATGTCCTGCATGCCGAATGTGTGCATGATCTGTTCGCGGCCGGCGAGGAGGTAGAACCAGACGATGTCGGCGAGGATGGCTGACTCGCCGTTGCGGTCGCTGACGACGGAGATGTCGATGGGAATCGTGGCCAGGCTGTAGAACCCGCGCAGGCCCGTGTGGAGCTGCTGCCCAGCGAAGTTGCCGATGGCAACCTTCGACGCAATGGTGTCCTGCTTGTCAATGAGAATGGCCGGGCGGTAGTTCCGCGCCTCGCTGTTCTCGGAGAACGACGGCTCAATGAGTAGCTTTCGCGGCTCCTCGGGCGTGTTCTCCTCGTCTTCGCCGGGAGTGTAGTTCTCTCGCCAAACCCAGGCCAGCTCGTTGGACGGCCGGAAACGCTCCCGCACGATCTCCGTCAGCAGCGCCACCACCGCCAACGAAGAGCCGGGCATGACCTCGGCCTGTTGGCCGGGCATGCGCGGGAAGTACTTCGGCTCACCTTCAAGCGTCATGCAGACACCTTAGAACAGCGGGGGTGTGCGCGCCGGATCCACCACCAGGCGGAACTCGACCGAGCTGCGCGCAATCTCGCTCACGATGAGCTTCTGATGCACGGCCACTGTTTTGAGCTCGGTGGGCAAGACCTTCTTGACGATGAAGCGGCGGTCGTCGATCAGAAAGACCAGGATGTCGTCTTCTTCGGCCCGCGGAGCGTCGAGCATCCAGACTTGCAAGACGTTGATGTCAGCCTTTCCTTCGGGCGTCATGGCCGTCTCGACGGCGGTCGGCGTCCGGCGGGCCAGCGTAATCACCGGGTCGTGGTAGCCCGGCGTGAACCCGGTGCCGAAGCACGTCGTGCACGACGCGCGCACGACCTCCTTGGTGTACTTGTCGTAGCACTTGGTGCAGCGCGGCCCCCAGTGCATGCGCTTGCACAACGCGACCGGCGTGCCGTTGAGACGCTTGAGCCCGATGGACAGATCCCGGAGCATCTTGCGCTTGAGCAGACGTTGACGCCCGTCGAGCGACGGCTCCGTCAGCGAGATCGCTTCGACTTTACCGCCACCACCAGATGGCGGTGTCGCCACGACTCGATAGAACACGCCGCGCGACAAAGACAGCGCGTTGCGGTCCCCCTCCACAGCTGTGTCGTCTGAGGGGAAGCGATCGATGTAGTTGTAGATGTTGACGGCGCCGCCGACCAAGAGCTCCCACGGACCCGTGGGTCCGCCGCCGCGGTAAACGTCAAAGAGGTACGTCCCCGACTCAGACGGGGTCGTCAGATCCCATTGTAGAAACACTCCCCGTGGATGGAGAGGAAGTGTTCTGGTGATCTTGATTCCTAGTGCCATCAGCCTCTCGGTGCTCCGAACTCAGCTTGACCCATTTCGTTCAGCACGTCCGTGTTCTTGGGGATGCTCAGTGCGCTCCATGCGCTGTTGATGTCATTCAACGGTCGCTGTGGATCGCTGAAATTGGTCCCCATCATCCGGCGACCGTTGTCAGGTGCGGGCACCTTGTCCGGTTTGGACGCGGGATCTGGCGTCAGGCCCATGTTGAACTCACCCGCCTTGACACCGCTGGGTTGCGTACCGCCACCACCGGTCACAGGACTGGCGATCCCGGGGAGCTCTGTGCCCATGGTACGGATGCTGTGACGCTGACCCGCGGATCCCAACTGGAACACGGAACCAGCGCCCGCACCGGCGGCTTGTTGGCTGAGCGATTGCGGCGTGATGGCGCTCTGCGGCGGCAGACCCTTGCCGAACGCTCCCGGCGCCAGCGATGGGATCGTGGATGCGGCCGTTGAAGACGTCATGGTCGGCGACTTACCGCCGCCCCCACCACTGGGCGTGGCTGCGGCGCCCACCGTCGGCGACTTGGTCATGGTCGTCGAAGGGGTGGGTGCGTGAGACTTGGGAGCCCCGGGAGCGACGAGCTTGCCGACACCGTGAGAGCCTTCGGCGAGCTTCACACCCTCTTCGTACGCACGCTGTAGGATGTTCACAGGTCGCCTCCGCTTTGATCTGTCTGGTAACTGAAGTGACGCAGCGGCTCGACGCCGGTAGCCGCAGCGGGAGGGCCTGGCTGCAACACGTTGTTCACGGCCGAAACAAAGTTGTCCGCGGCTTGTCCGTCTTCGCCCAGGTTGGCGTTGGTCTGGAAGGCTTGGTCGATCATGGTGCCGCGCCCTTCCGGACTCGTGGTCGGCTGCTGGTACTCCATGGTGTACGGACTCGAGCGCGTGTCGTCCAAACCAAACTTCATGAGTGCCGCCGTCACTCCTGTGCGGTAGGCGTGTTTGGTCATGTTACTCTCAAACTAGCACGACGCACTGGAAGCCATCTGCGCCAGTCTTTGGCACCTTTTGACGTATTGCAAGACTTGCAGATCGGGCGCAAGTTAGCGGGCCAATGAGTACCTCCGCGCGTAACGGGTATTACGTGATCGATCTCTTCAAAAGCGGTGTAACAAACCCAACAACGTCCGCCCCAGTAATCGATGCGTGCGGCTAGCTGCGTAGGTGTGACACAGCCGACTGCATCGCGACGATGTTGTCGGTCTTTCATCCATCGAATACGTGCACGCTCCGGGTTCTTTTGAAACCAGGCCCGCATCCATGCACGCCGTTTCTCCGGATCAGCCCAGTAAATTTCTCGTTGCCGTGCGTTGTAATCATCGCGTTTGCGATCACGGAGTAGCCGCGCCGCAGTGCGTACCTTTTCCGGGTCAGCAGCGAAAAGGCGTTGTTTGTGCGCTCGCTTAGTTTCGGCCACGGCTTTGCGATTGCGCGCTGTGTACGCCGAACACCGATCGGCCCAACACGGCTTACAGTGGCGCTGCCTTCCGTCTGAATAGCTGTTGTTCGTACCGAATTCGGTACGTGCTTTTAACTCACCACAAGTGCGACATGCGGACAACATGATCAGCTCGAATGGTGGAAACGAGAAACTGCGCGGTAGCCTGACCCCAAACTACCATACGCCGACTCAAGATTTCGGGAGATCTTCCAACTCTTAGCCTTGTCTTCGAACTCAGCCTTCAACACGGCAGCCAGCGCCAAATAGAGTGCTTGTTTGTCATCAAGACCAATGGGTTGCACATCACCGTCTTGATAGGTCAACTGATTACGCTGCTGCCGGAACGCCTCGCTCATGCAGAGGAACTCGGAGACGCCGATAAGCAGCAGCCAGATGTTGATGTTCTCCTGCGCATCGTTTGACGGCGGCGTCATCACATTGAAGCGCGCCACCGTGAACTTCATGGCTCGGTTGATGTCGTTGTCGGAGAACTCGGGGAGATCGAAGAGGACGTTCTCAACGCCCGTGCCAGGCACCTGTCCAGCCACATCACGAAGGAACATACGGATGTCCTCGTTCGTGATGGCCGGCGTGACGGTGGCTGTTGCTGTGACGGGCATCGGGACTCCTCGACAAAGGGTGTGGACGGAGAAGTATAGGCGCTAGACGAGGATCTCGCGGGCGTCCGGGCCATAGAGGCCCTCCTTGGCGAAGGAAATAACGTAAGAAAATCCGGTGGTGAGGAAGACGGGACTCACCCAGTTCCCCTGAGCGTCCGTCTGCGTCACTGCAAGAGCCACTGACGTCAGACCTTGATCGAAGTCAGACTTCTTGAACACACGCACCAACGCGCCTTCGATGGGAAGGCCCCCGATGGTTTGGTAGCGCAACGCGTTGGGCGTTCCGTAGTTGTGGTCCACTTTCACCGTGTTCGGGATCGCGGGCCCTGTTGCCGACGCCTGAAACGGCACAGACGGCTGGCTCTTGTTGAGCGCCAGATCATACGCGAACAACCGGTAGTACTTCGTCGTGTCGCCAGACGGATCCGTGTAGAAAAACTTCCCTGCGAGCGTGTCGTAGTTCGGCCCGAGCAGGTTGTGCGGGATGTTGACGAGCAACGTCCAGACGGGCGCGATGAGGTTATCCGCACGCTCGAGGTCGTAGCTCGCAATGTCTGGTTCTGCGCTGGGGGCCCAGCTGGCTTTCACGCTCATGGCTACACGTCCTCAGCAGAACCGCTCGGCGGAGCCGGCGGGTAGTTGGTTGGAGGGCTCTCCACAGCACCGCCAGATGGTGGTGCGGGAGCCGGATTCACGGGACCTGCGGTACCCACAGGTGGCAACGGCGGTGGGTTGAACAGCACCGCCACGGCAGCGCCGATCGGGGGGCCCGGCGCAGGGTTTGGCAGCGACGCTTCACCTGTGGGGGCCACAGGCGGCGGATCCAGAACTGCGCCACCATCCGGCGGAACCGGCGGAAAATTGATGTCGGGGCACTCGGTCAAGTAGCCCACAGTGGCGAGCGCCAGTGTCATGGCACCCTCGCGATCTGGAACGTCTTGGAGAGGTTCATGCCGTCATACGCGGCAGCGATCTGCCATGTGAACAGGAGACCCGTCGTTCCGCCAAGAGGACTGGTGGCAGCGGCTGCTGCCAGGTTCGCGGCAGAGTTGTACATGCGAAGTCGTGCGCTCGTGAGGCGCCCACCCACGTGGATCTCTTGATCCAGGAGTGCGTTCTCATGGTGAAGGCCGAGAAGCCGGATGATGTTCGTCTTGTCAGACGAAACCTCCAGCACCTCGGCGTCGCGGTCGTAGTCCGCGGGGATCGTGAGACCGGCGTCTTCGAAGAGCTCGTAGACTGCGCTGTAGTAGCCCTCGAGTGTGGACGTCCAGGTTACTGAGTAAAGACCCCCTGTTTGATGCAGGGGGTAGAGCGTAGTGATGATGCTTCCGAGGGTGTCGATGACCCGAACGCGAGCGTACAGATCTGTTCGGCCGTCAGGCACGAAGATCTGTAGCGGCACCGGTTCATTTAGGGTCGCCCTCAACATGATGATTCATCGCCTGTTCCTGCCTCGAACACAATCAGCTGCGTGCGCGCGCAAGGTCGAGAGGTACGAGAAAGAGACCGCTCTTTTCACCACGATCGCGTCGGCGCGAGCGCGCATCGGCGATACAAACGGCCAGCTCATTTGCACCAGACGCAGACTCGTCCATCTTCGACTGAAGCACGTCCAGCTCAGCGGTCAAAGCTGAGCCAGAGCGCATCTCGGCCTGGATCTTCAGCGCCAATGCAACATCCAGCTCGCCGACGAAACCCAACTGCTTCAACAGAGAACCAAGAAGGGCGTCATCGAACTGCGCCTTTTGCCCCACCGCCTTCAACAGCTGCTCTTGCGTGATCTTACCCAGACGCAACAGCACATTGCCGATGCTGGTCGGATCGTCGAAACCGTTGCGGGATCGCGATGCGTCGTGGTTTTTTTCGGCTGATTGGCGTTTTCTGAACAACATCATCCCTCCAACAACTTGACCGCTTCGATCAAGTGCTTTTGGTTCTCATTGCTGATCGTCAACACTTCAACCTGCTTAACCGTCATCTGGATCAAACGGTCATTCAAGTCTTGCTTCTCTTTGGCAAAAGCCGCGTGTGCGGTGCGGAGTTCCAAGTAGAAATGCCGCGTGATGAGCATGCAGATGCCCGTGATGGTCCAAGGCCCACCCTTTTGCAGCAATTCGACGAGTTGGCCCAACCACTCCATGACCCCCCCATTCTAGGGTGAACCGCGCGAAAGGGCTATCCGAGCTTCCCCTCCAACTTGGCTTTTCTGATAGCCGCACGGCCCTCGGCAATCATAGAGCGAACGTCATCGGGGCCCATAAGCAGGTTCAGTCCTGGCGCCACGGTGTCCAAGAAAACCACCTGCCCGTACTTCGCGTCCTCGATGTGCTCACGGTCAGCACCTGCGATCATGTTGTCGATGGATCCGGCGAGCCGATCCAACTTCGTCTTCGGTCGGGGGCGAACCTGGGGGTCCTTTGAGCCACGCACCTTCAACCCGATGACGGGGATCATAAGGTTCTTTCGGAACCAGCCGTCGTAGTCGAGGAGGAAGTTGGCGCCGCTCATCCCAGCGTCTTCGTGCAGGTCGCCGTCAATCGCGACCATGTCGAAGATGGGGAGGCACATGCTGGCGAAGAGACGGGGCGCCAAGTCACCCGTGGTGTGGATGTCGGTGCGACCCTTGGTCCAGTTGGAGCTGGCGATATGGAGACGGGGGCCCTTCAAGTCTTCGATCTTCTTCCCGAGAACGCGGGTGAACTCGGCTTGGAACTTCTTTCCCTGAATCTGGCCTTCCTGACCACCACCGAATGGCCAGATGTGTGGGTCAAGGAAATTGCGGGGAAGGAGATCACAAACCATCTCCTCCATCTGCTTCGAAGTCTGGAACTTGGCCTTGATGGCTGACGCCACAGAGCCACCACTCGTAGTGACGGCCTCTTCGACGTCGATGCCCATGTCCGTGAGCTCGCAGTACGCGCCCACCTGCACGGGGTAACGCGTGCCGGAACCAGAGGCGGCGGTACGGATGGTCTTGTACATCACGCACCGTCCTTGTTCGCGCGAAGCGTCTGCAACTCCGCCTCGAGGGCCTCGCTGCGTTTCTCCGCTTTCGTTGCACGGTTCTCGTTGTACTCCGCGCGCAGGTTCGCTGCGGCATACGCCTGATGATGCCCTTCGAGGGCGTTGGTCTTCTCACGATCCGCAGCGAGCAGAGAGCTGATCGAAGTGCGAAGGCCGCTGACCTCGTCCTTCAACAGCGTCCCCATCTTCTCGATGCCCGCAACACGCGATTCCATCTTCTTCTTCCAGTTTTCGTCATCATCGATTGACATGGCACCCTCACAAAAAAATCAGCGTTGCTTTGCACGAATGAGCGCTTCGATCTGTTCTGGCGTCAAACCTAGTGTTTCGGCTTTGACCTTGGCCAACGGCGGCCCGCTCTTGTCCTGCGCCAAACCATTGGCGTCGACTTCAGTGACAGAGATTTTGACCGTCTTGTCGGTGTCAGTCATGGTCAACTCCCAATGTACCAGCGGTACAACATGCCCACGCGGCGCTCAGCGCCGCCGGCGACGGCGTCCAGAGAACAGCGCAGAAACAGACCCGGCGCCACAGGTGCGACTGTGGGCATGACGATCGTGTCCTGGTAGATGGGCACGGGCGGCAGGCGGTAGTTCTTCACGTAGCGCACGAGCTCGATGGGCGTGCCAAGCGGCAACCCATGCAGTGTGTGCAGACCCAGGACGTTGTTCTTGTCCACGACGCTGAAATGGCACATGTCACCGGCAACGGCGCCGGAGATCCAGAACTGTCCTCCCTGCACCAACATCTGTGTCGTGACCTCGATGTCCAAGATCGTAGTGACGCCCGGCGCGCCGACGAGCTCATAGCCCTCCAGGCGGGCCTGCTCGCTGGCGCTCAGGAACGTTGGGGCGAAGACAGGGTTGCCCTTGCTGTCGACGTGGCCGCCAGTTGGCAGGGGCACGCCGTCGTGAGCCGCGATGACGGCGTCGAGTGCCACCTCCTCGGCCGGTGACAGCGGTGCGCGGAAGCGGAACGTGACCTGCACGTCGTCGAAGTCGATGGCGTCGAGGACGACGGTGATGGTAGTTGCCGCCGCGACTTGCGCATGAAGTGCGTCGGCGGCGATGATGCCGTCCGAGGCTGTGAAGGCGCTGCGAGCGCGGACGTAGTTGCTGCTCACGAGATCCTCCAGATCGAGATACTGGCGCGGCGAATGCTGATCGTTGCACTAGAGCTACCGCGACTGAAGTCGAGAGCCAGCGTGTGTGCGGCAGCGGAGAGGTTGAACTCCCGCGTGCCGCCGCGCGACTCCCACTGATTCGCGACTGTTTGTCGGTTGGTGTTTTCAGCCTGCGTCACGCCGTCGACTTGTAACCGCGTCTGCGGGTCGCGGTTGGTGGTCCCGGTGCTCACCTCGCAGTACCACGTGATCATGTAGCGGCCTGCTGGCAACACCGGCGTCGTCAGTGTGACCTTGTTGACGTAGGTTGTGTTGGCGTTCGTCGACGTGCCAAGGCTCTCAGCGTTCTGCCGCTGCGTGCCCCACGGCCACATCGCGTCGTGCTGCGTCTTGTCCGTCGACGACATGAAGCCAGCGACGCTGGTCGTCGCGGCGGCGTGCTGGCTGCCGCCACCCCGACTGCCGTGCTGCGCGTCCGTCGCCAGAACGCCGACCCGCACGTCGTCGGCGTTGACGACGATGCTGCCGTCGGCGTTGGCGACGACATTGAATGTGCGGTCAGCGGAGAGGTCGCCGCCGCCCGTGAGTCCGGCGCCAGCGATCACCTGTCGCGTGTTCTGCACGATGACAACCAATGTCACCGCGCTGTTCTTGAGCAGCTTTCCCGTGGTCCCGTCGAACAGGACGATGGCATCTGCGGTCGCCGAAGCGGGACCGTTGACGTTGCCTGACGCGGCCGGTCGCTGAAACCAAGCAGACCCGTCATAGATCCACTGACTGCCATCGTCAGTCTGATACGCCTCGTCACCTTCTTCGACGACGAGAGCGAGGCGAGCTGCGGCGTCGGCGACGACATCGAACGACGGCAGGGCGGATGATGGAATCTGAGCAGTTGGCACCTTGCCAGTGCCGTCAAGGCTGGCGAGTCCGTTGACCTGCGCCTTCTGCGCGGTGATGCGTGTGTCGGTCGCCGTGTTGAAGTCGCTGATCGTTGACGCCGTCTGCGTGCCGGTGTGCGTGGCGCGGTCTCGGAGTTGAGCGGCCGTGGCGCCGCCGGTCTGAGTCACGTTCAATGAAATCGGCTGTGCGAGTCCGTTGAGCTTCGTGACAATCTGCGCGCCGGTGTCGTTGACCTGTGCGCCAGCCTCGATGCCGTTGAGCTTGTTGCGTTCGGCCACGGAGGTGATGACGCCGCTGCCCGCGTCGGTGATGGCGTCGATGACAGCCTTGTTGCTGTGCGGGTGATGGGCAAACGGCAAGCCTGCGTGTGCACTGACCTGGTTGTCATCGAACGCTTGGGCCGCTGGGATCGTATCCCCGCCAGCCGACGCCGTGCGCAGCAGCGCGCCGCTGTTGAGGGCGGCGACGAGGTCGGCGCTGTTTTGTAGCGTTTGAAGATCGAAGGACAGCGCCAAGTCTCTCTCGACGCCGCTGGGGATAACGAGGCCAAGGTCGTCGACAGTGTAGCTGCTGGCTACTGTGCGCTTGACGAAGAACGTGGTGCTCACGAGTCCCTCCAACGCACGAACACGTCGTAGGCGATGTCCTGCACACCACCGGCCGGCGACGCCGCGAAGACGTCGATACGGTCGCCGGCGGCGAAGTCGATGTTCGCGGTGATGTTCGCGTACACAAAGGCCGTCAGCGTCGTCGTCAACACGCTGACGCCGTTCACGCGCACGTCAAGCTGCTTGGCAGGCTCACCGTCGGCGGCGAGCGCGACGACGCCGATGATGGTGCCGTCGCGAGGTGCGCGCACGCCCGTGCCTGTCTGCGGAGTCTGGATGCTGTTGTGGCGAAGGAGCTGGTTGTCGGCGTTGTCGTGGCCGAAGGAGAGCCGCGTCTCCGACGTCGACAGCCACTTCCCGCGCGTCTGATCTCGGAAGTAGAGGCCCTCGTAGCCGGCGTTGGTGTTGAGCCACAGGCTCGTGCCGTCGACCTCAGTGGGCGGCGTGGCGCCGACGTGGACCGGCGTGCTGTTGAGCATGTTCACGCGAATGCGCCCACTCGCATCCAGCTCTGGTACAGAGAACCCGCCACCTTGCTTGCGGAACGTGATGAGGCTTTGGAGCCAGACAAAGGGATTCATGACTTGGTCACCACGTTCTTCACCGGCACACTGCCCGTGTTCGTGACCACGGCCGTCAGCGTTTCGACGACGACGCCAGCCGCGTTGCGGTGCCTGGTGCGGGCACCAGTGATCAGACCGTCTCCGTCTGCGGTCAGGCTGTCCATGTCGCGAATGAGCGTGCCGCCACCAACGTCCTGCGCCGTGACACTGACGATCACACCATCAGCGTTGAAGACCGGGACCTGTTCGTGGCTCTCATTGAGCGCGTGTGTGAAGTGGTCAAAATCCTCGTGCTGGGACTCACTGATGCCGCCGCCGGAACGCGGGTTGAACACGCCAAGGCCGTCACGAAGCTGGAACTCACCGACGCTAGGGTCGTAGGTCATCGCTCCGTTCTGCGATGGAGAAGCGCCCGCATCCGTCTCGAAGCGGATTTCCTCGTTCTCGACGAGCGGCCCTGCTTTCCTATCAGGAGTTGCGGGCACGCCTGTCACCCTTCTTCTTGGGCCTCTCTTCCTGGGCTGCCTTCTTCGCAGCCTCAGCAGCGTCCTCGGCCGCGTACTGCTGCTTGATCGTGGGCTTCGGGCCCACGTCCTCGGGTGCGACGTCCTCAGCAGCGGCAGCGGCGAGAATAGATCGGACCTTGTTCTCTTCGTCCGTCTTGAACTTCGACACCGATGCCACAGCCGCCTCGAAGCCCATGACCCGACCTTGGGCCATAGCCTTCGCCTGATGACTGCCAGCAACAAAGCTGCTGGCCACGCCCTTGGCCTTCATCAACCAGGACGTGACCAGCTTGCCTTGTTCCAAATCAAGAGTCCCACCATCAATCTCTTTCTGGACCGCAGCAATGACACCGTCGATTCCATCGGCGATCTTCACTGCTGCGGCACCAGAGCCATCAGCTCGAGACACATCACCTTTTGCAGCCTCGAGAGCGTCATCCATACGGACGCCGATCTCGTTGGCGGTGTGGATGCGGACCTCAGCTTTGGCGAGACTGCTCATGGGTAGTTCCTATCAGATCTTCTTGACGATGCAGATGACGTCGCCGTTCTTGACCTTGTGCTCGAATCGCAGGGCGGCGGCGGGGGTCAGCGTCGAACCGGGGTAGTAGTCGTTGTTGGCACCCGAGTTGGCACCGGGGCGCTCGAGCTGGCCGTTGTAGTACACGTCGTAGTCGTTGAGGAAATCTCCCGCACTCATGTCCGGGAACGCGCCGTCGATGTTGCCGGCGGCGAGCGAGATGTCGATGTCCGCGTTCACGTTCGCCGTGACGTTGTGGTAGGTCTTGGTCTCGTTGCCCTGCGTGTAAGCGAGGTTGATGGCCTGCAACAGGCTGACCTCGCCAAAGTTCGTCTCGAAGTCGTCCCACTCAGCCGTGGTGTCCGAGAGCTTGATGCCGCTGGTCTGCGACCAGGTGCTGCCGGTCTGGTTGCCATCGTCGAGGTAGAGCTCGGCTGCGCCGAGGATGCGAAGATCATTCGCGCCCGTGCTCTCGATCAGACCGTTGGTCTCACCGATGTTGATGCGCTGACCGGCGGTGCCGACACGGAGGCCGTTGGCGAAGTCATTGATCACGGCGTCGACGTTGAACACGTCGACGGCCGCGTTGACCTGCACCTCGCTGGTGCCGCCGCCGCTGCCTTCGACGACTGCGAGGAGCTCCGCGTTGGCCAGGTCCCGTAGTGCCCAGCGGATGCCGCCACTATTGAGATCCAAGAACGCATTGGTCGTCTGCTCGACCGGCGTGGTGCCTTGGTTGTCGTAGGCCACCTGGCGCGTAACCGTCGTCGACGCCGGCACGTCGACCGTGCTGCCCTTGAGAAAGTCCTGCTCATTCAGATCTTCGAGGGCCTTACGTTCGATGGCGCTGTAGTGGATGATCTTGCCGGCGAGGTCAGAAGACGGCACGGCTTCCAATGCAGAACCTGTCGCGTTCTGACGCACGAAGCTGAGCTGCACGCGGTTCGGTGTCGTGGTCGTGGCCGTGCTGCCGTCGGTGGAGCTCTCGCTGTGAAACAGCGCATAGACCACGCGCTCACTCGACAGAATGGGATCATGTGTGACGCTGTCGACGACCGGACACAGGTTCTTCGGGCTCAGCGCATTCGCGCCACCGACGAGCGTAAGAGAGTGCGCGCCGAAGGTACCGCCGTGCGCTGCCGCGACCGTGCCACGAGTCGTGACAGCGCCGATGGCGAGGGTGGTGTTGCCGGGGAGCTGCGACGCCAGGCTCAAGATTGCGACGCTGCTGTTCGCTCCACCACTGAGAGTCGCCCCACCCCACGATGCATTGGCCGCCGTCGTCGTCGTGGCATAGGCGTTACCGGCCGTGCCTCCGATCTTCGCCGCCACATCCATCGTGTCGCCGGCACCGGCAAGGGCACTGACGAAGGTGTTCGCAGTCGTTGCAGCAGCGTAGAGCGTGCCGGAGCCTGCTGCGAGGTTGATGGCCGCGATGAGGTTGTCGAGCGAGTCGCTGGCGCTGGCGCCGATGAGCACATTGCCGTCGACGTTTGTGAGTGCCGACTGGAACGTGTACGTCTTTCCACCGGCGTTGACGGTCTCACCGCCGGCGAAGTTGGCCGTCGCCGTGAGAGTGCCAGTCGCCAGCGTGCCGACGGGGACGTCGTTGATGTTGAAGACTTGGACGAGGACGCGCTTGCGCTCGAGGTCATGGAGCTCTTGGTTCAGGTTCTGAACGCCGCGCTTGACGCCGTTCTCGAACGTCACCGGAGCGACGAGGTCGTCGTACCAGTTGCCCGTCTGCACATCGCGCAAAAGGCTTGCGATGGAGCGGAGGTTGTTGAGGTCGTCCTCGATGGTAACCGACGCGCTCTCCATCGCCGACGCAGGCGCGACGTTGTCGACGAAGAGGTCGGAACTGCGGATCTGCTCAGCCTGGCGGAAGAATGTGCGGGCCATGGTGGTGCTCCTGTGCGACGGTCAAAAACCGACCTACGCAGAAATATAGTCTGCAAGTAGGTGATCTCCCACTTTGGGAATCACCAAGAAATTGACGGTGTCGTAGCCTGCGCCGGGACCGCCGGACTCCGTGATGCTGTAGTCGAGCGTCAACGAAAGTCGCTGCCCGTTGTAGTAGACCGCGTGTGCCGCTGGGTTAAACTTGTCCGGCGTCGTGTACACCTGGTTCACGCCGTTGATCGGACCCGCGAGTCCGACACCGTACTTCTGCGTATGGGCCCGCCGTCGCGCAATGATCACCGTCGACCTCCTAAGAAAAAAGGCACCACAGGGGTGCCTTTTCTCCGAGAGGCACCACCCGTATCAACTACGGGATGCTGGTGAAGTCGATGACCTGGAACGACAGGCGGTTGCCGATGCCGAGGCCGGGAGCCGCGTAGGTCCAGAACGTGATCAGGTCCGCTTCCTGCTTGATGTACAGGGTCGCATCTTGCAGGAGGTAGAAGTTCCCGAGGTAGTTCTCGGGGCTGTACACGAAGACCTTCTTGGGGTCGTGGATGTGCGACTTGATCGTGGTGACGACGGGCATGCCCCACAGGCGCTCCTCGTTCTCCACGCCTTCGTCATAGTGCCGCGACGCCACGTCGTTGCCGACGTCGGTGGCGGGCAGATCGAGAGCCTCGTAGTACAGGCCCTTGGTCATGGTCAGCTTGCCGATGGGACGACGGCGACCCACGAGCTTCTGGAACGCCTTCTTGAAGGCGGTCGAGTTGAAGGCTGAGCCGACCGTGATCTGCTCACCGGGGTTGAGCGCCGCGAGCTCGTCGATGGTCGCCTGGAACTTGAGGTCTTCCTGGTCGGCCATGTCTTTGACGCTGTTGTCAGACAGCATCTTGCGGATGTCGTTCTGGTACGTCATCAGCTGGAACTTCGACTTGGTGAAGTGCTGCGACTCGGTCTTTCCGAAGAAGATCGAGTAGCGCGGGCCCTTGAACCAGGTCCGCGGGCCAGCGCCCTGGAACTGGACGAAGGTCGCCACCGACTTCGGCTCCTTCTCGACGATCTTCTTGGGCTCGTCCGTGTTTTCGTCACGGTCGATCTCGTCGTCCGTGAGCAACACGGGCGTGAGGATCTCACGCGCGTACGACTCCTGACGGACGATTTCGCGGATGAAGGCCGAGCCCTCCGCCGCTGCTTCCTTGATCCGCCCGTCCTCGATCTTCTTCACGAAGTTCGAGTTGATGAACTGGGCGGAAACCTGTTGGGTCTCAGTTCGGTAGCCACTCATGTGATCTCTCCAGAGGTTCCAGGCTTACGCCCAGAAAGGGGTTAAAGGTGATGGGATCAGGCCGCGAAGCCAGCGCCCTGGGGAACGATGACCTGCAGAACGCCGTTGACGCTGTCGAGGCCCGCGGGACCGACGACACCCAGGAGCGGCTGCGTGACGGCCGTGCGCAGGATGACCTTGCCGGCGTTGCCACCCGAGCCGTACGACACCTGCGCGCCGGGGACGTAGGCGCCAGCGACGAACTGGTCGGTGAGCATGGTGAAGCCGCCGGCGAGAACCGTCAGCTTCTGCACGAAGGCGCCCGACAGGTCGGTGTTGCCGTCGAGGGTGACGAACGCCATCTTGGCGGTCAGCGGGGCGGCCACGACGTCCACAGCGGACGCGAGGACAGCCTTGCCAGTCGAGTTCATCTCGATGATGGCGCCAGGCGGGATCACGCCCGGCTGGGGCGTGCCGTTGATGCCGAGGGCCGGCGGACTGTCGACAGCGAGCACCTGGGCGATCGCCGCCAAGGCCATGGGGTTGTCAACAGAGACGATGTCGAACTTGGAGTTGAGCAGGCTCATGGTGTTTCCTCGTCGTGCCGGTCAGGCGATCAGGAGTTGATGAAGGACTCGAACCGTTCGTTGGCCGCTGCGAGCCGTTCCTTCTTGGTCATCGGAGCAGCCGAGCCGGTCTTGTCGCTGGAGGATCCCAGCGTCTCGACCGTCCCCGTCTTTTCGACGAGCCTCGAAACGGTCGTCAAGACGTCCTCGTCGGACGCCGCCAGCTTCTGGCGAACGTCCTCGGGGAGATCATCGCCAGTCGCTTCGGCGAACTTGGCAGCGAACGCCTGGACGGCGTTGTCGCGCGCGGTCTTCACGGCAGCCTGCTTCTCAGCTTCCTGTCCGTCGATGAACGCGGCCGTCTGGTCCAGAACGGTGGCGACCTTGAGCAGAAAATCAGCGCGCATTGGGCGTCACCTTCTTCCGGAGGACGTTCAGGCCGTGAGCGGCCTTGATGGTCTGCGCGCAGCGCATTTCCTTGTCCGCCTCGACTTCAGAGGCGAACTTGCGCAGCTGCGCAGCGAGTTGGCGGAGTTGATCAGCGGTCATGCTTCTCCAGGAACTTGGCGAGATCGGTGTAGCTGATCTCGGGGTTCTCCGCCTCCTCACGAACACTGGCAGCTGTCTTGGTGAGCAGCTGCGCCACCGCCGTCTTGACGGTGACTTTTGAAGTATGGGACAGGGCAGCGGTTTTCACCAACTGCTCCTGCGCCACCTTCTGCATCACCTCGTCGGCGAGGTTGCCGACGGAGACCTTCGTACGACGCGTCATCGGCGTTGCTCCTTCGTGTCACGCGCGATCACGTCACGCACCGCGGGGATGCGCGACGCGACCTTCACCAACGCCGCCGTCACCGTCGACGGCAACTTGGCCTCGGCGGTCTTCACGAGCTCAGCGTAGGTGTTGCGCGTGGTGGCGTCGTACATGGCTCAGCCCGTCACCGCGTCGAGGACGTCGCTCATGACAGCCGCGCCCTTGAGGAACTCGAAGGACGCCGTCTTGTAGATGGCCTCCACCGTGTCGTTGTAGCCGCGGACCTGTTCGTCGGCGGCCTGCTTCTCGAGCGCGGCCTTCGTCTCGGCGTAGCCCATGTTCTGTGCCTGCGCGACCATGCCAGGGTTCTCGGCGGCGAGCTTGGCGTAGTTGGTGCCGGCGGGAACGGCGGGCGCCTGGGCGTTGAGCTCGGCGGCCTTGGTCTGCCACTGGCCGAGACGCGCGACGAAGGCATCGGCGAACGCCGCGCCCATCACCTGCGCCTGCTTGACCTGCGCGTCCTGCTCGGTGGCAGCCATGTCGGCGGCGACCTTCATGACGTCGTCGACCGGCGAGGTCTTGGCGCTGGCGGTCTTCGTCGCGGGAGCGGCGGCCAGTGCGTCGCTGAGCGCGCCGACCAAGCCGTCACGGGGAGCGGCGGTCTTCGTCGCGGGGGCGGCGCTGGCCACAGTGGCGTCCGACGCCTCCTTCGTGGCTTCTTGGGACTGGCGGATGCCTGAGAGAATCTTGTCGATCTTCATCGGAAAACCTCGCGTGAGGGAAGTGTAGGTACCACCGAACAGAAACACAAACTAGCGCACAACCACGCGCCCCAGTTTTTCCGCAGCGACGTCCACGTCGACAGCGGGGAGAACAACACTGTCACGAACATCCGTGAGCACGTCCTGCATGTACGATGCGAACTTGCCCACGAGATTCTTACCTGCCCCGTAGAGCGCCAACCCCGACAAGAACGCCATCGCCGGGTGATCCGACGAGTACTGACCGACGCGATCGACCAGCTGCTTGTGAATTGGCTGGTTGGGGTCGTTGACGGGATAGCCTCGACGGAGGCGTGAGTCGTAGTCGTGGCCCAGCGCGGCGACCAGTGCGGCCGAGCCAAGCACGGGAAGGCCCGCGCCGTACTCGCTGGCACGCTTTACTGCGTGAAGTTCCGTGAGCGTGGGGATGTCGACCCCCTCCTCGGTGCGGTACTGCGCGCCGGCGCTCGGGCGAAGGTGCTGATAGCCGAGCAGGGCGCCCGTACCCAGAGCCAGCGGCTTGAGCACCGACGGGATGTTCGGCGACAACAGCTTGTACGCGCCACCGAGCAGAGCCGCGCCGCCAACCATCTTCATCAGCTGCTTCTTCGCGATCTCGTCGTGAGCATCGCGCGCAGCGCCACGGGTGGTCTGGTAGAGTTGGCCCGTGTTCGGGTCCGTCACGTGAAGCGTGTCGGTCCACAGTGGCTCTTCTTTCCGGAAATCCTGGGGGATCAGCGAACGCGACAGGTAGTCGCCGATAGTGGACCGCTTCTCCAGGTACTTCTGCGCCTGGGCGGCGATCTCTGGGCGCACGTTCGACGCGCGGATGTCGAACAGCTGCGACTGCATCACCTGGTCAAGAAGCTGCGGGTGCTGTGCGTAGAGGTCGAACACCTGACCCTGCATGGCCACGCACGCGTCGAGCGTTTCTTCGGAGATGTGCGCCCCTGGCGCAAGTCGCGCCACCATCAACCGGATGAACTCCGGGGTAGTCAGGATGACGCCGGCCGCCGAAAGCGTCGACAGCGTCTCCGCAACAGGGTGCTTGGCGAGGGTCTGGATCGTCGTCGGGTCCATCTCGGGCATGCGCTGCAACGCCGGACGGATGGTGCGGTGGTACTGCTGGACGTTACGCGCCTCGGCCTCCGAAAGCGGTGACGTCTTGAAATCCACGGGAACACCGCGGATCGTCTTGTCGATGTCCGACAGCTTCTGGATGGCCGCGCGCTTCTCGTCGACGCGGTCGAGGTAGTCCCCCGAATCCGCGGCAGACCGGATGTTGTAGACGCCGTGCTCGGCGACCTTCTTGAGCATGTAGCCCGTCTGATCCGCGGGACGCACAACCCAGGAGATGTCGAAGAACCGTGGCGACGGGTTCAACGCACCGGCGCGCAGGCCAGACTTGTGCACCTGGCGCATACCGTTCTTCAGGTGCTCGCAGTACTGCTTGCGCGTCGGGGCGCGGTGACCGCAGATCGTGCAGACGTCGTACTTGATGCGGCAGCCCATCGACACGGCCGGAAAGTCACCGTCGGCGATACGCTCGGCGAGATCCGGCGCCTTGGCGTTCTCCACACCGATGAGCAGTTCGACACGGTGCATCTGCGGGTTCCAGAACGCCTTGAGGACGTCGCCGCAAGCCTTCAGCGGATCAGTGTTCTGGTGGTGCCGGTAGACCTTGCCGTGCTCCTCGAACGAGAGGTAGTGCTGCAGCAGCGTCTCGTCCTGCGAAACCCATGCGCCGTTGTCTGCGCGACAGCAGCCGCACGTCGGCTGCATCCCGGGCTTGTAGGCGTACTCGTTGAACCCGTCGCCGTTGCGATTCAGGTCGTAGCGTTCGTAGGCGCCCAGGGCCAGCACGAGGACGATCGTCGTCCCCGGCTTGGGCTGCACCGACTTGATGTAGTCCGACGCCTCGCTGGCCGTCTTCGTCGAAAAGGACTCGCGCAACGGCCGGCCGTTGGCGCCCCAAAGGAGCACCGGCTGCACCGTGGCTTCACCCGTGGCGAAGTGATCGTCGAGGTCGTAGACCTTTCTCACGGCAGGACCTCTCCGATCAGGGACATGATGTACTCGCGGCCGAGCAGCTGACACCGCTCCGCCGCCAGCTTGCTCTCTCCCTCGAGCATCGGCAACTGCTCAAGCAGGACTTCGTCCACGAAGACGGCCGCGGCGATCTTCGGCAGGAGGTCCGCGAGGTGGTCTGGCGACGCGGCGGTCTTGGCGCCGAAGTCCGCGTGCGCCGCGTGGAGCTGCATGACGGTGTCGACCACGCCCACCGCCATGGCTTCCTTCTGGGCCAGGCCGTCAGCGGCCCGTGTGCCGCGAGAAACCTCGCGCAGGCGCTCGTAGGCGTCGTAGGCGGTACCGGCGATCTTGATCTGCGCGTCCAGGAGGTCGTCGCCCTCGAGGGGCTGCGCATCAAGCAGGGCGGCGGTCTTCACCGCCTGGTACGTGGAGGCGTAGACGTGCGTCACGGTCAACCCCGCAGGTTCTTCAGCGCGTCGAGGCCCGACACAATGTCGCGCCATTCCTGCTGCTGCGTCGCGATCTTGGTGCCGATGAGCTGCGCCACCGAGTGCGCGGTCACGTCGGGGAGGTCGTACATGGCCGCAGCCAGCTTGTGGAAGCCGTGCGTCTGTACGCACTGGACGATCTCAGCCGGCATCTTGTCCATCATGGCGTCGAGCTCGGCGGTCTTGTCGTGCAGGGGGTTGCTCATTTGCGGTCTCCCGAGCCGTGCAGGCCCTTCTCAGTGTCGATGAGGGTCTTGATCGTGGCGTAGTTGACGCCCGCGGCCCCGCCGACAACCGCTTCCCGCAGGAACGACCGCACAGCGTTGACGTCCAGCGACAGCGACGGCGCGAACCGGACCATGGTCTGGAAGGCCTCGGTCAGCGTCTGCATCGCGTGCGGTGTACGGGAGACAGCATCCTGCACAACGGGGTCGGTGCGCACAATGCTCTCGAACAGGCGCTGCCGCTTGGGATCCACGATCAGCGAATTGTGCAGCGAGCCGATGCCGCCGCCCAGAACGCTGAGGATGGCCTTCGCCACGCCGCCGCCGACGCCCTGCCCGACACCGCTGGTGAATGAGTCGAACGTGTGTCCACCCACGCTGCCCGGGATGCTCCCGAACGAGCGGTCTGGCAGTTTGGCGCGCACCGCGGCCTTCTTCTCGAGGAACAGATCGAGGTGATTCATCTTGGTAAACATAGGTGACATTTGCAGATTCATGAGCTCATCCTCACGCCGCTGGTGGTGTGCGCCAAAGGAGCTGGCCAGGATCGGTGCCAGCGCCAGTGCACCCGCGACGACGGGCAGGTTCTTGGCCGAAGTGGCGTGGGCGCCGGCGGCTCCCAGCTCCCGAAAGAGCGCGGGGCCTTCGTGCGAAAGGGGCGCCATCACGCGCTTCGCCACCCGGGAGCCCACGTCGGCCGCGCGCGCAGTGCCCCGGCCGATGCCGGCAGCGACGTCAATGATCCCCTGCCCGCGGGCGATCTCGGCGGGCAAGGCGCGCCGGCCGGCGGCACGCAGGTCCGCTGCAACCTGCGTTGGGTTGTGCCCCACCGCAAGCTTTTCAAACAACGCTTCGACCTGTTGCTTGAACAGCGGGTTCATTGGATCACCGTCCCATCGCCGGCATGTTCTGCTTGATCCACGCCAGGCTGGCGACGAACTTGTCGTAGTCGGCGCGAGCGTCGAGCGCCTGCTTCAACAGGCGCAGCTCAGCGGTGTCCTCGGTGACGTGGTGACCCTGCAGGGACGCCACCTTCTCCGACGACGGCTTCGGGATGGTCGGCAGGCGCGCCGTTTCGCGCAGACAGACGATCTCCGGCCAGCAGTCCAGGCCGTGCTCGGCGAAGGCGTCCTTCTCGAAGGAGGCGTATGCCGGACCGTAACCGGGCGCCTTGCGGAACTCCGCAGCGAGCTTGCTCAGGGTGGATTCCCAGAGCGTCCCGGCGCTGAGCCGCTCCATCTCGAACTCGCTGGCCAGCTTGCGGAGGGCGAGCACCGCGAGGTCGCGCCGCATCGGTCGCGGGGCGCTCTCCTGGTCGAGCTCGGACGCGGTCTTCTCGCGGCCGGGGGCCTCGAGCTCAAACCCGCGCCGCTTGGCGCTCATCTGGTCAGGCAGCTCCCAGGACGCGAGCTTGTCGTTGTGGATGTTGGCCGTCTGGGGGTCAGACTGCGCGGAGTCGACGATGCGGTGAATCACGGCTTCGGGGTCTCCTGACTCGAATTCGATCATCTTGTCGCCACCGTTGGCGGCGTCCCTGCTCTTGAAGAGCTCCTGGAACGTCGCCACGTTGGCCAAGCGCACCAGCGTCCGGATCTCGTCCGGCTGCAAGTTCTCGTCGCGCGCGACCTTCTCAGACAGATCGTTGAGCGTCTTCTTGGTGACGGCATGGTCGCGGGCGATGCGGCCCGCGCGCTCGACGAATTCGGCTTCATTCCAACGGGCCATGTGTCACTCCTAGTGCAAGATGTCCGCGAGCGGAACGGCGAAGTCGTCCGGGCCGACGGTTTCGTCACGCTGCCCCAGCGCGATCTGGAGCTCTTCAACCGCCTGCTTGGCCGTCGACGGGTTGATACGCTCGGTCAACTCGGCGTTCTTGATGGCCGTCGCCCACCACTTGTGGGCTTCCTTCGTCACGCCAGTGGTCAGCCCGTTGCCTTTGTGCGCCATGCCGCGCATGTACGAATCGATCATGGTGCGATTGATGATCTCGCGAGCGTCGATGGTGGCACGTGGCTTGCCGTACGCCCAGTGCAGGTAGTCGGGACCCACCTGCACGGCGGTCTTGACCAGCTCCTTGCCGTAGGCGCTGCTGTCATAGCGCGCCGCGTAGCTGATGACCTCGAGTTTGTTCCGGAACACCGACGTGTCCATGAAGAGGAACATGTACGTCTCGATGACGTCGAGATCGATGTCGAACAGGCCTTTGAGCTCCGACAGAGGACAGCGCGTCAAGAGGAACGCGTCCAGGATGGCGCGATGCTCCTCTTCCTCGTGCAAATCGAAGGCGTACTGCACCAGGTCCGACGAGCAGGGCGCGTTGTCGTAGATCGCGTACAGCGCAGCCATGCGCGGCTCAGTCGGGATTGTACCCGTCCGAGCCGCTTCAAGAACTTCGCGGTACCGATGATCCGGGGCCTTCCGCATCACTGCTCCATGGCGGTGGCGTCGTTCGGGCCACGCATGGTGGCCGCATTCTGGTTGATCTTCAGGATCAGATCACCCAGACCCTTGAACACCGTCCGCAGGTTGTCTTCGAGGCTGATGTACGTGTCGGTGCCGATGTCACCCTTGATGGTCTCCTCGTCCATCCAGAGCGACAGCAGCACGCGGCCGATGTTGTCCAGCGACTTCTCGAGGTTCGGCACGTACGCGCTGACCAGGTCCTTGAGCGCAGGAGCCTGCGCCATCGACGACAGCGCCGCGGCGTCGAAGGTGCCTGCGTCATTGAGCTGGCCCGCCTGCTCCATGAACTGCGGGTTCACCTGACCCATGATGCTCTCGACACTGCCGTCGTCCGAGTTCATGGTGGCCTGGGGCGGCTGCTGCTGTTGCTGCGACGGGTCCATGCCGGGCTGGGCGCCGGGCTGCATGCCGGGCTGGGCGCCGGGCTGCATGCCGGGCTGGGCGCCGGGCTGCATCTGCGACGGGTCGCCGCCCATGCCACCGGCCGGCGGTGCGCCGCCAGGGCCGGGCTGCATCGGCGGGGCACCGCCACCCATCATCGACGGATCCATCGGACCGCCCATGGCCGCCGCGGCGGCGGCAGGGGCACCCATGGCCCCACCACCACCTGCGATCATGTTGGTGCGCTGCTGGATCTGCTGCAGAAGGGTCATCTGCGACTGCAGGCCCTGCTGCTGCATCATCAGGTTCTGCATGGCCTCGGCGACGGCCATGTCGACCGGCGCGGGGGCCTGGGGCGCCATCGGAGCGCCCTGCACACCCTGCATGGCGGCCTGCGCGGGGTCCATCGGCGCGCCGGGCTGCGCGCCAGCCTGGGCGTTCGGGTCCGCGCCCTGCGCCGGGGTCGCTTCACCAGCGGCGACCTTGAGGTACGCCGCGACCTTGGTGTACGTCGAGGGCGACAGGGTCCAGAACTCGAACTTGCCCACGGCGGCGGCCGTCTTGAGCGCGTGGTCCGCATCTTCCACGCTGATGTGCGCTTCCTCCGCCAGCTTGCGGAGCGCGGGCACGAACTCGTACGCGGTCTTCGGCGCTGCGCCGAAGGTGAAGCCGTGCGTGCCCGACTTGACGGTGATCTTCTCACCGCCGTTCTGGAGCACGCCCTGCAGCGACCAGCGGAGGATCTGCTCGGGTGTGGTGAGGAAGTCGCCCTGGACGAGTGTGCTGTCTTCCTTGGCCGGCAGGAACGCGAAGTCGCTGGGCAAGTAGACGGTGTCGCCGTGCGCCGGCACCATCAGCTTGCTGACCGGGGAGTTCTTGTCGATGATCAGGGTGCGGCGGGCAAGACCCACCTGGACCACGATCTGGCGAACGCCATCACCCAGGTCCGTGACCCGGTGGATCTCGACCGGTGTGGTCGCCACGAAGGACGCACCGCGACGCTGAATGAAGATGCCGTGCTGGCCGGCGCGGGGGCCCGCCTGAGCCGTGTCGCTGACGACGGCCTTGAACACCTTCGAGCCCTCGAGCTCGCCGATGTCGACGGCGTCGCCAATCAGGCGCTGCGCGTCGATCAGCCGGCCGTCTTCGGTGATGCCGACGTAGCGCTGAACGAAGGGCTGGTCGCTGTGACGCAAGCCATCATCGCCGGGCACGCGATAGTGGACGCCGTGCCCCTGATCCGCGTTTGCAGGGGAGACGTTGGTCTGGCGGAAGCGGATGTTTCGCGCTGGAACGCGACGACCAGAGCCGTCGTTGAAGAGGTTGATAGGGTTGCCGACGACGAGCGCCACGACCGGCTTGCCGTCGTTCTTCCAGAGCCGGTACGCCCCGGAGTCCTTGGGCTCCTGCAGATCCAGGTACGGCTGCACCTGCATCGACCGGTTCAGGTCCTTGCGGCTGTCCTTGGCGAAGTAGCCCTTGAGCGAGACCCCGCTGAACGCCAGCGGCGCCTGCGGCCCAAAGATCTCCTTGAACTCGCCGGGCTTGGTGGACTTGTCCGCCACGTAGAGCGCGCCGGACCGGGAGAGCTTGGCGCCGTAGTCAGCCACCTTCTCCTGGCGGAGCGTGAGCGCGCTGATCAACGGCTTCTCACCGTAGAAGTGCACCGCCTGCTTGAGCAGCTTCGGTGTGGTCTCCAGGAGGCGCGCCGTGGCCTGCTTCACGCGGTTGGGGGCCGCCTCGAGGAACGACAGGAAAGCCAGCTTCGGCTCATCCTGATGGCGCGCCTCGTCGAAGACGCGGCCGGCGTTGTCCGACGCGTAGCTGTACCGGCCCGTCGTCGGCGGCACCACGGTGTTGCGGATGTCGACGTCGGTGTTGAGCGTCGTCGGCGCCGTCACGCTGGTGCCGAGCTCGCCCATCGACATCTTGTCGAGCTCCTGCAGCCACTCTTTGGTGAGCGGCACGAACACGTTCATGTCCTTGAAGTACAGGATGTCCAGCGGCTTGACCTGGTTCTCGGCCATGACGACCGGGATGTACAGCGTCTGCTTGTTGCGCATCACGACGAAGGCGCCGACACCGGCGCCAGCTTCCGCGTCACTGTCCAAGATCTTGAACGTGATCACGTCCGGCGCGATGTTCGGCAGCTTGTTGATGAGCACGTTGTACGCCATGCTCGAGAGTCCCTGTTCGAAGAGAGACTTGGCTTGATCGCTGGTGCCACCGGGCGCGGCCATTCCCTGCGTGCGGGGGGACATCATCGGCATGTGAGCTCCTGGAGACAGTCGACACCCAAATATAGGTGCCGTCGAAAAAATACGCGACTGAAGATAGATGAAGCCGGGCCAATCACCGAAGTGAGCGGCCCGGCTTCAATCAGACCCGACGCTGGTCTCAGGTGGCCGGCGCGGACGCGATCCGGCGCACGCTCTCGAGCAGCGAGCTTTCCTTCTTGGCGCTCGTCTCGGCGGCGGTCTTGTGCGCCTCGGTGATGTACGCCTGGCGGCCATCACGATCGAGGCCCATCATGGCCTTCACGGCGGCGACCTTCTGCTCGTCGGAGTAGCTGGCCGGAAGCGACGACAGGACGTCCTCCGCGCACTTGTTGAAGAGCAGGGTGTACGCCTCGTCGGACGAGAGCTTCGACGCCTGGGTCACCGAGTTGGATCCGCTGGGGCTGTTGCTCGGCGCCTTCGGGTGCACCTGTTCCTTGCCGACGCGTGCGGCGGCGTCCTCGCCGATGTTCGTGTTGCCCACACCGACGTGGTAGGCCTCGGGGGCGCGGTTCTTGAGATCGAGCGCGGCGACCGAGTCGGACTTGGCCGCGTCGGTCTCCTTGTTCTTGGTCGACGCCGGCGACGCCACGCCGATCAGGGTCGAGGCAGCCTGCTTGAGCTGGGCGCGGAGGCCCAGGAGCGCGGCCGACTTGTGGGCGTCGGAGTTGACCGAGTTGGTGCCGCTGGGGCTGTTGCTCGGGCTCACCGTGGGCGCGCCCTGGTGGCCGATCTCACCCTTGGCGGTCTCGAGAGCCGTGTTGCCCGCGCCGTCGTGGTACTGGCCCTGTGGACGCTGCTTCTGGTCGAGCGCGGCGACCGAGTCGTTCTTCGCGGCAGCGGCCGGCGTGTTCTGGGCGTCGCCGCCGTGCATCAGGGCGCCCTGGGGGCTGGCGGTTTTCTGCGAGACCTCGGCGGCAGCCTTCTCCATGCAGGCGATGGCGGCGTTGCTGGCCAGATCCTCGACCGGCGTGTAGGAGGCTTCCTTGAGGATGTAGGCCGCGGCCTTGGCCGCCTCGACCGCCTCGTCCGGGGGCGGGCCGCCACCTTCGGGGATCTTCGGGAGCGGGGGCGCGCCGGGAGGAGCGCCGGCGTCAGGGCCGATGCCCGCCTGCTCCTGGAGGGCGTGGCCGATGGCGATCAGCTTCTGCGCGATGGCGGCGACGTCTTCGGGAGAGTGACCACCCTCCTCGGCCACCTCGGGCATGGGCGACGCGTCGGCGACCGCATCCGCGACTTCGTCCATCGCGACCTTGGAAGGGAAGTTGACGAGGTTTCGACGAACGAGCTCGTGGGCCATGCCCCGAACCGCAGCGCGCTTGAACAGACCCATGGTGCTTCTCCTCGATGACTGGCCCAAAGACTAGACCAGGGGTGGTTATCAGACAAACAGCTGAACGCCCCAACATAGGGGACTTGGTGGTCAGCCGCCAAACTCCGTTGGACGGCGGGTTACCTGACTCATTGTCGATGACAACGGCGACACGGCGGGCCGCGGCGCAAATTGCGGGAGGATGCGACGATCCGCCGGAGGTTCCCGCGAAGGATGAGGGCGCGGCGGCGCCGACGACGATGTACGGTTGAACAAGCGACCGACGTGCTCGCCAAGAGACGCACCCAGCGTACCGCCAGCCATGTTGCCTGCGAGCCCCAAAGGCGCGCCAACCAGGCCCCCCAGAAGAGCGCCAATGGATGATCCGAGCGCAGAGCCCCGCTCAGACGCCGGAGCGTGTGCCGTTTGATACAGGCCGTACAACGGCAAGCCGTAGTTGAGCGTGGCGTTCAACGCCGTCATGCCCGGGCTCCCGGGCACGTGCGGATTTGCTGCCTGCGCGATCGCCCCACCGCGCGTAAAGAGTTTACCGCGGCGCAGCTCACGCAGATACCGCGTCGGGTCTCCGATCAAGATCTGCTTGATGTCGTCCCCTGCTCCGGCGCTTTTGACCAGGCCGAAGTCAGCCAGTGCGGCGTCAACGCCGAGAGCGTGATTCGAGGACGACATCAGTAGCGACCATCCGTGCCATTGCCGAAGGTTTCCCCGTAAGCATAGGCCGGGACTGGATGAGTCGAGCTGAAGTCAGTGGCATCGCCGAAATGCGCGCCGCGAAGAAGCGAATCCTTGAGGTACCGGTGCGACATGCGCGCCAGCCAGTCCGGATCCAGCAACGGGTTGCGCGTCATGGGCTTCATGACGAACTCCACCCGCGGCGCCGAGGTCGCAACAACAACCTCTTTGACGCCGTGCTTCTGCAAGGTGACCACGATGGATTGCGTGAGCGGGGTGCCGACGGTGAGGTGGAGCACCTCTTTGCCGAGCACGTGCCCGGCGGCCTGCTTCACGGGCAGCGTCTTGGTCTCGTGACTCAGCGCTTCCCGGTATGTGGGGTAGGGCACGATGTCGCCGCGCAGTAGCTCTGGGTGCGCGTCGGCGTGCTCCAGGATGCGCACATGATTCAGATCGGCGCGAGACAAGATCTCGAGGTGTCGTTTGTCGATGTCAACACCTTGCTTCTTGTAGAGCCGGTGCAGCGAGTTAACCAGGTACTGTCGGCCAGCTCCGAGGCCTTTGTGGTGGACGACTTCGTCGGGCTTGGGCACGCCGTCGGAGAGGGCATCACCAGCTTCGACAGGTTGTTTGACGTGGACCAACACATCGAGATTCGGCGCGACGTAGTGCTCATGGTTGTCCACGTAGACATAGTGGCCGCCGTGCGGGGCGCGCACGATCTTCGTCACGGTGCCTGTGTGGTCCGCAAGCGTGGCCTTGTTGAAGAAGCTCTGCGGAACCTCGATCATCTGCCGAACGCCGGACAAACCCTCGAGCTCCTTTGTGGCGCCTTTCAGGACGCGCACGCCGTGCTTGGCGTTCAGGGCGAACTGCGTCAGCGGCTCCGACATGGCCTGCGCGGCGCGGACGCCGACGTTGATGCCGATGGCGTGCGGCTTACCCTTCTCGTCCAAGCCCTGGCACTTCCGGCAGATGCCTGGATGAGCCTCACAGGTCATGGGCGACCGCACGTACACAGTCTCGTGCGTTTTGATGAGATCCGCGGCCACACCCGGCGTCACCAGCTCATTGCGTTTGTGTTTGCCGATGTCCCGTGCCAGGTAGCGTCCGACGATGTGCCCGTCGTTAGCCGCCAGCGCCACGCCGTTGTACGTCCCGCAATCGTCCTTGGTGATGGTGAACGGATACAGGTTGTTGACGAGGATCTTCGCCAGGTCGCCTGGCTCAGCGACCGACGTCGAACTCTTGATGGTGTTGATGCGCGCTTCGTTACCGGTCACCCAGTATTCCGCCGGCGTCAAACCTTCGGCGTACGAGCGGCTGATCAACCAGGGCGTAATGGCCCCTCTGTGATCAACCGCAGCAACGGGTGAGCCGACCGTCTTCATGAGCTGCGGGATGTTGCCTCGTGCACCTGACAACGCCATCTGCGTCATCGTCCCCGGGTGTTCCCGGGTGTAGCTCATCATCTGGTCCTGTACGCCAAGGATGATCTTTTCGCGCTCGTCGCTGTCTTTGGCGCCCTTCACCTTGGCGATGGCGGGCTGCATGATTTTGTCGCGCACGGTGTACGCCGGCGCGATGTCGTCCAGGCCAACGGAAACACCTTCCGTGGTGGACAGCTCGTCACCGAGGCGTTTCAGCTTGCTGACGATGCCGACGTAGGCGTGCGGGTCTTCCTTGGCCAGCGCCGTGAGCTTTTTGTTCAACGCAGACTTGCCGAGGATCTCCGTTGACCGGTGAGCCGCGGGCAAGATGTCGTTGACCAGGAGCTGACCAAGAGATTGCGGCACTACACGCCTCCGTACGCGCCCATGCCCGAGTAGTTGTGCCCGTTGGCGCTCGACCCCTCAAGCGAGGCCGCAGGTCCCCAGCCGGTGGGCTTCTCGAGCTTGCGGTGCGACGACCGACTCCCGTGCACCGTCGAGTAGTCCTCTTTGTCTGCGCGCAGGCGCCGCGAGAGCCATTCCGCACCGAGGTGCTGAGGGCCGTCCGGCATGCTGCGAGACAGGCTGTCCGACGCCACGCGAATCCCGAAGGACTCGAGTGCGTCGGACGCGCCCTTCCAGTAGGGGGAAGGGGCGCTCACCCAACGCTCCGCATCAGACCAAGCGCGGCGTGCAGCATGTTGTCAACCTGCGCGTCAGGGATCTTGATCTTGTGGCGGGCCAGCTCTGCCTTGGCGAAGGCAGTCGCTTGCTTGAGCTTGTCCTCGCCGGTCACAGGCAAGCTCTGCTTGTTCTGCTTGTGTGCCCACTCCTGAGCGAAGCCGATGGCCTGCTCGATGATGGTCACCAACAGCTTCTCCTGCTCGGCGGAGATCTGCAGGTTGAACTTGGTGCGCATCAGCCAGAGCAGCAAACCTGCCCCCGCGGTGCCCAGCACCGGCAGCACAGTCGAGACGATGAACAACAGGATTTCCGACATGGGACCTCCAAAAGAACCCTAAGTCTAGGGCAGCGAGGGCTTTACAGCAACGGCACCATCATTCGACGCGCGTCGTCCAGGTGGCGCTGATCCTCGAGAAGCGAGTTCTCGATGAGGATGCGCAGGCCGGCGTTCTCGCCGCACGCCGCCAAGATGTCCCGCTGCCCTTGGATGAGCTCTTTCTCCGCCTGCATGATGTGCATGAACATCTCACTGAGCGTGCCTGTGGACGGCACCTTGCTGACCTGGACCTCGGGTTCGCCGCCCAAGGCAGTGATCTTCATGGCGAGGTCGTAGCACGCGGTGCGCTCTTCTTGCATGTGCCCCTGGAAGTGCTCGTACACTGCGTCCCGGAAGTGCGATCGAACGCGATCGCCGTAGTTGATGTACATGAGCACCGCCGTGTACTTCAGCTTCAGCGCTTTCTGCAGCAGCTTCAGCATCTGCTCCTGTGGCACCGCGAACAACCCTTCTTCGAGCGAGACGGCCAACGGGTGCGTGCCTTCCGACGCCGTGGGCTGGGGCAGCTCCGGTGGCGCGGCCGTGGCCGGCGCAGGTGCGGCAGGAAGCGCGTCCGGGGGTGGTGCGGCCACCATGGCTGCGATCTTCGGGGGGAGGACGTAGTTGCTCATTTGATCTCCACTTGGTCTTGCAGGGTGATCTCACCCCGGTGATACGCGGCCAACGCTTCAGCCTTGGTCTTGAACCGGTGCACCTTCCCGCCGGCCTTGGCCGACTGCGTCGCCAGATGCACACCCAGGACCGCTTCCATCGTTGGCGCAACCATGAGCTCGTCTTTGCTGCGGTCGCCGAAGATGAGGTTCGATAGCGTCATCTGCTTCACCTCGTGAACGGCCGAAGGCAGCGCAGGCGTGTGGACCTGGAACGTGTCGCCGTCGTAGTCGGCGTTCATGCCCTTCTCGATGAACGGGTTGACGCGGATCGTCTTACCTGGTGTCGGCACAGCGTACGCGCCGATGATGTTGTAGCGGTGCAACGATGGCGCACGGTTCACCATCACAGGGCGCTCGGCGATCTCGGCCATCAAAGCGTCACGCGCAGCGGGGTGGCGCTTCTCCACCATCTCGTTCGCCTGCACTGCGCTGAAGCCGCGGCGTACCAGCCGCGCCAGGATGAACTTGCTGAACATCCCCCACAGCATCTCCTCGGGGACGCCCACTTCGTCCATGCCCAGCGACCCGTCGGGCGCGATGGTGCCGCGACCAGAGAAGTCCTGCTGCCGCTTGAGGAGCTTCTTCTGGAAGTACGAGCTCTTCGGCGTCGTCTTGCCCGTGAGGTGCTCGATGAACCCCTTGACGTTGCGCTTCTGCAGCTTCGGGTTGTCGCTGTCCTGGGTGCCGATCACGGCGCCCACAGCGTTGAAGAGATTCTGCCGCAACTTCGCGTGCTCATCGGGAGGGAGCAGGCGATCCTTCACCTGCGCGTGCAGCGCGTTGTTGTGCAACATGGCGCTCTGGTAGAGGTAGTTCGAGTCGCCGACGACGAGCTCGCCGCCGCTCATGCCGGGCAGGATGGGTCGCATCACCGGCGGCAGCACGGGCAGCTTCGACAAAACGTACGCGTCGCCGGGTTGCAGCTTCGCCGCCTTCAAGGCCTCGAGTGCCTTGATCTGCTTGACGACATCGTCCAGCTTGGACGCTGTCACCGTCTTGACCTGCTCCCGCAGCTTCGCCAACTGCGTGTCGACGTCGATCTGGTTCAAGCGCTTCTTCAACGCAGCGCCACCCTCTTTGGCGTGGAACTCATCCATCGCCGCGTTGGTCATACCCAGCAAGCGGCGCGCCGGCTCGTGGAACACCGGGTTGAGCAGAGGTTCCGCCAGATCGACGTGCGACCACTTCGTGCCCGACGGGCCACCCGTGACCGCGGGGTCGAACAGACCGCCGCGCTCAGGCTCGAGGTTCTTGGCCTTGACCAACTTCTCGTTCTGCACGGCGCCAGACGACATGCGCATCACGTCGTTATCCGTCAGCGGCCGCAGTGTCGCCGTGCTGCCCTTCTTCTCGAGCCGGATGCCCGACGCCTGGATCATGTGCTCGAACTTGTCGTAGGCGAAAGACGTCTTGAGCGGCGGCAGAGGCAGACCGAGCTGCGCCGCACGCCAGAACGCGTCGTTCTTCTGGCTCTTGAGAATCGACGTCTCCTTCAGCACATTGCGTGCGTTGTGTGCCACCAGGCCGTTGAACTCCATGCCGCCGATGCCCTTGGCACCTTCGTCACCACCTTTGGTGGGCTGTTGGTTGACGTCGTACGCGCCGGTACCGCGAGCGGAGAAGTTCGAATCCGTCGTCTTGAACAGGCGCAAGGTGTACTGTGGCCCAACGAGCACGCCCTTGATGTGCTTGCCCGATACCGGGTCAAAGACCGTCTCCTTGTCCTTCACGCCGTGCTGCTTCAACAAGTCCTTGGCCCATTGAACATTGTCCCGGCCCGTGAAGTTCTCCATGATGATCGGCTTGCCGGTCTTCTCGGCCACCTTGCCCACAGCAGTCTCGATGATCTGTGCGGGGTTGATGCGGGAGATGACGCCGGCCGACGTGTAGAGGATGTCGATGGGCTTGCCACCCTCGTCGCGCACCATCTTGGCGTCAGGGACGATGTGGCTGATGACACCCTTGTTGCCGTAGCGTCCAGCGAGCTTGTCACCCACACGCATGGGCTCACGCGTCTTGATGGTGACGACCACACGCTTGTCCGCCTTGTAGACGTCGATGACCTCGCCCTCGAAATCGTGGTCCCACGTCCGCACTTCCTCGCGGTAGGGGTTGGCCAGGGACTTCTTGAGGTTGCCCAGCAAGGCGTCCGTGGCGGAGAGCTTGGTCTTCCGCACGGCGGCGATGAGCAGGTCGTGCGGCATGACCTTCTCGCCCTTCTTGATGACCCCGTCCGCGTCGAGATGACGGTACATCTCGGAGGTGTACTTGGCGCCGTAGTAGAGCCGGTGCAGCTCGCGCCGCAGCGTCATGTCCTGATCGACGTCCATGACCTCCTTGTACATGTGCTCCGACGTCAGCTTGACGGCGGCGCCCTCTGAGATCACGACAGCGTCGTTGGAGTTCAGGCCGTAGTACGCCATGTAGCCGACGCGCATGTTGCGGCCGAGGGCCAGCTCACCATCCCGCGTGAAGTTGGAGTCCGCGAGCAGCTGATCTTCCTTCACATGGTCGCCCGGCTTCACCGTGACGTTGTGGTGGAGGTAGGTCTTCGAGGCGAACGGAAAGTTCGTGTCGTACGGGATCTTGATGAGGCCGTCGTCCGCCTTCTCCGCGGCCGACTTCTCGTGCCAGAAGTCGTCGATGTAGTCCTCGAACTCCGACCACGTCAGAGTCTGCATGCTGCCGAAGCACCACTTCGGGACGTGCTTCTTGTAGCACTCGATGGCCTCGTCCGCCGACGAGAAACCCACCATCAGCTTGTCCTCGTCGTGGGTGCCGTCCTTCTTCAGCTGCTTTACGCAGTACACCTCGGCGTAGAACCCGGGGTCCTTCAGGTAGATGTCGACGGTCTCGCCATCATGCCCGCGGGTCTTCGGGATGTGTCCGTAGGCCGCGAACATCTCCTTCTCCCAGGGCTCACCGGTCGCCTTGTTCACACCACGACGGATGTCGCCCTTCTCGAGCTCGATCTTCATCTTGATGCCCTTGATGGTGATCTGGCGCTTGGGCTCACCAGCGAACTTCTCCATCTCGGGTTTGGGGATGAGATACCTGGGCGCTGACGCCGTCTTCGTTTGGTACAGCAACTCTTCAGGCACACGTCGCGCAACAGCGTGCGTCGCCCCCTGGTCCAGAAGTTTCGCCAGTCGATGACGTCCGTCGAGAAGCGAACCATCCCGCGCGCGAACCAGCACCGGGTAAGATGTGTCCGCGTCGCGATACTGGTCTGCGTTGAAGCCTGACGCCGGATCACGATCAACGTGATCCTGCAGGCCACTCAGCTCAACCGACTCAGTCGGCAGGTGTTTGGTGGCGTCCCACAGACGGTGGACGTCGAACGTCTCACCGGTGGCGGACGTGTGCGTGTGTTCGCCCGCGTGCTTCCGCGTCCCCGTGGGGTCGATGTAGATGTACTGGCTGTCGACCTTGACGACCTTGCCGCTGGTGGGGGCCACCGGCACCACCAGCTTGCCGAGCTCGCGCTCGAAGCTCGAGAGCTGGTCCTTGCCGCCGCTGAACAGCTTGCGCGCACCAGCCTGCACCCACGGGACCTGTCGATCCACGAGAGGGAGCGCCTGCGTCTGCATCTTGCTGCCCATGGTGGCGCGGTTGCCTTGGATGGACTCCATCATGGGGATCAGGTTCGACGTCGGCGAATAGAGCTGCGCCGAGTGGTAGAGCTCGTAATGCACCTGCGATGCGGGCACGTGTTGGACGTGGCCGTCCTTCATGGCGTCGACCAGGCCCGTCATCTTCTGACCAGGAAACGCCACGGCGGTGCTGGCCATCTGCTTGGCCGACAAGAGCTCGAACTTCCCCGACGCCAGGTGGCGCACGGGGGTGTAGAGGTTCCCCTTGTCGTCGCGGTGCGTCAGCATCGACGCGCGGATGTCGACGCCGGCCTTGAACGACTCAGGCGTGCGCACCGGGTCAAGGATGCCCAGGTGCGTGGGGTGCAGCTGCCGGGCCTCGAGCGGGATGGCGCGGTCAGATGAGATGCCACCCTCGCCAAGAGACGTAACCTTGACCGCCTGGTCGACCATCTCCATGGGGTTGATCTGTGTCGGGATGGCGCTGAGCTGCGAGCCGGTGAGGAAGCTGCGCACGCCGGCCGAGAACGGTGACGCCGGCATGATTTCCCGCAGCGTGATCTTGTTGACCGCGCGCCCCTTGGTCTTCATGGCCAAGGCCCGTGCGTCGAGGCCGATACGCTCCTTGATGAAGTCGTCGACGGAGTGGAAGGTCTTGAACGCCAGGCTGTCGCGGTCATCGACGTCGTCGCCACTCTTGTAGACCGACAGCAACTTGTGCGACGCGTCCAGGATGGCCTGCGGTGTCACCTTGTCGTGTGCGTGCCCCAGCGTCACCGCATTGACCTCGGGGTCCATGCTGGTCTGCGCGAAGGCGCCGTGGATGGCGGTCACACGGTCGTCCATCGACCCTGCCGTCTGTTTGGCGGGATGGATGATCTTGCCGTACAGTTTGTCGAGCGCCTGGTCCTCTTTGCCGATGAACGACCGCTGGTTTTCTTCCGCAGTGCCTCGGCCCCAGGACTTCGCGATGGTCTCGTGCGCCACACCGAGGCGCCGCAACACCGGATAGAGCGGGATCGTCGTCGTGCCGTACTCCATGTACGGGTGACCCTTCTTCGCGTCCAAGGACAGACGGAAGTTGGACCCCTTCGACAAGTTGAACGACGTCTCGAGCTCCTCATTGGCGCGACGGCGCGTGTACACGCCGGGCTTCATGCGGATCTGGTTGGAGACCTGGTACTCGTTGCCATCGAGAACGAAGGTGTGTCGTTCCGTGAAGTACGGGAGGTTGAGCAGCGTGAAATTCTTCACGCGCTCGATCTCCTTACCCGACGAGTCCTTCATCACGAGCGTGGCTCGCACGGGCTCGTGCAGCGAAGAACCCTCGAGCAGCGCCTGCTTCTGGTCGTTGGGCCCGAACTCACGCTCCACTACGTGTGGGTCAACGAGCTCGATGGTCTTGTCCCGCAGCGTCAACGGAAACGCTTTGACCAAGCCCTCCACGGCACGGGTTCGGATTTGCTTTCGGCGCGTCGCCGCGTCGGTGAGGACGGGGGTGAGTGACATGCCTGGAAGTATAGCTCGCGGCGGCAAAGATGGCGACGTGTTCTTGGTATAAGGACAGAGCCGAACCATGGCTCGATCAAGGGAGAGAAGCATGGCTGACGTGATCGAGACGCCGAAGAAGAAGCCGGTGACGAAGAAGAAAACAGCGGCGAAGAAGACAGCGGCGAAGAAGACAGCGACGACCAAGAAACTCACGGCGCTAGAGCAGCGCATGCTGGAGTTCGAGGCGACCTTGGCGGCGCTGCGCGGGGAGTCTGCGGCGCCGGCGGCGGAGGCACCCGTGGCCGTGGCCGAACCCGTGGGCGAGGTCATGTTGTTCGACGCAAAGTTGGGCGACCTGCCCACCGTCCCTGAGATCCGCCAGTGCCTGTGGAAAGGCGTGCGCGGCGAGTTGACCGTGGACGAGCAGTCCCTCGCCAACTTCGTCAGGGAAGCGACGGCCGCCCGCGGCTGCCTGTTGTGCGGTGCCAGCAGCCACAAGTCCATGGCCGCCGGTCCGTGGAACAAGGTCCGGCTCTGCGCGTGTCCGCTGATGCGGGTGCGTGAAGACCCGAACGTGCTGCTGGCCAAGCAGCGCGGGACCAAGGCCGGCAAGGGCCGCAAGGGAAAGGGCCCTGCGACCGAGATGGTCGTGGAACCGGTCACGCCGGCGTTCCTGACCGTCTACGAGCCGTGGCTGGAGGCACGGAAGGCGGCGGACGGGGGGATCGGCTGGCTGCGCGAGCAGGTTGAGGCGCAGAGCCTCACGCCAGCGACGGTGCTGTACCGCAAACAGTGTGCGTGCAGCGCGCAGTTCGCCATCACAGCGGGTGTCGCGTGGCGCGCCATCCGGGATCACGACCTGGGGCGCTACGTGGAGGCCACGAAGTGCCTCAAGTGCGCTCGGGCCGCGGAGACGCGGCGTGACAGCGGGGTTGAGCCGCGGAAGCGGAGCAGCCTGGGGACGCTGGGCGATGTCATGGCGGCCTCACAGGGGGTCGCATGAACATTCGCTTCGTAAAACTGATCGACCGGAAGCTGTTCCGGTGATCAAAAAAGAGCGCGCCACCGAGAGGGGGCGCATTCTTTTTGGCTACAAGCTGGGTTCGTCTTTTTGCCCGCCCGTTGACAGTGCGCCGGCCCGCGTCTTCCTACGCTGGTTCAGCTTCTTCTCGAACCACTTGAGCGAGATCAGGATGCTGCCGTCTTTCTGCGTGACCTCGTTCTCCGAACCGAAGAGGTACTCACCAGAAAGCGTCTTGTTGATGATCGCTTCGTAGTCCGGCAGTTGAGTGTGCGGACAGGTGTAGTCGCCCGTCGGAGGAAGGACCACCGACCCGGAGCCGACCGCAGTCACACAGCGAGTGCAGCTCTCATAGGCCCGGTAGATCAGGAACACCGCGCGTCGACACGTGAAGTCGTAGGCGATGGCACCTTCGATTGCAGCCGGGTCTTTGGTGGCGTCGACCACCCGATGGTGGGGCGCGACCGGGAGCGGGAAACCGTCGGTGAGATCGCGACCCTCGGTGTTGACCGCCTCTGGGGGTTGCAGCGCCTTGCCGAGCAGCGCTGCGAAGCTCTCATTGTTCGTCGGTACGGGCATTCGTCACTCACATCGGTTGGGGTTGTCCGCCGGCCATCTGAGCGCGGGCCTGCATGGCCTGTGCATTCTGCTGCTCTTCCAAGCGCTGCACAACCACGGCGTACATGACGGCGTCCTCGACCTGCAAACCGTGCATCTGCGAGCGGCGCGAACCCGGATCCAGCTGCATCAGCTGCTGCACAATACCGTCTGCCGCAGCGATGACGGCCTGCTGGTCGTAGTTCAAACCAGCCTGGCCCTGGACCTGCTGCTGCACCTGCTGCGCCAGCGTGTTCTGCATCTTCTGCATCTCCGCCTGGAGCTTCTGCTGGAACTTGGCCTCGTCCAGAGCTTCCTGCAGCCGCTTGTTGCGCTCCGAGTCCAGATCCAGGCCCAGGCGCTCAGCCATCGTGGTCAGCGACACCACCGGGTACTGGCCGCCAGCACCGGTCGCCAGGCTGATGATGGTCTGCTTGGTCTCGGTGTCATCGACCATCTTCAACGGAGCCAACTTCGTGTTGGTGGTCTCCCAGCTCAAAAACTTCGAAATCTTGTCGGTGTACCACTGCAACAGGTCGTTCATGTCGTCAGCGTGATTCTGCGTCTGGTTCTCGATCAGCCGCAGCGTGGCCTCCATGCCGGCCTTCGTCAGTCCGCCGTACAAGAACTCCTGCGGCACGCCGAGGGCCGCCATGATGTCCTTGTTGGCTTCCTGCAGCTCGCCCAGGGTGAGCATGGCGCGGCCGTCGCCGCCCATGCTGGCCACGCCGAGGGGCACAGGCGCGAACATGATGTGCAGCGGGTCGCGGCGCCAGCGCTTGACGTTCTCTTTGAGCTCGTCCTGCCAGCGTGCGAACGAGATCATCTGCGTGATGTCTTGCTGCCCCTGCTGGACCGGATGAAGGATGCGCATGGGCACAACGTGCTCGAGCGCAATGGCTTCGTTGGCCTTGCGCAGAACCATCGTGTAGAGGAACAGCTTGAGCGTCGACGCCAGCGGCGGGAAGCCCCACTGCTGGTCGATGCCCGACGGCGAGGCGACTTTGCTGTGGAAGATAGCGTCGGGGGCGAAACGGAAGAGCTTGTTGTCGCGGATGTTCTCCAGGAACTCCAGCGGCGTCGAGTTGATGAGGTGCTTGGATCCGGCCTTGACCTTGTCCTTCACATCCTGCGGGATGTTGTAGTAGTAGATCGACTGCCCTGTGATGGGGTTGTACTCGATGTCGATCTGCTTGGGGTCCCACCGGATGATGTGGATCTTGCTGGCGGTCATGACCTTGCGGTCGACGACCTTGCCGTTGACGGTCTTCTTGCACTTCTTGCAGTGGTAGGTGAACGACAGCTTCTTCAGGTCGAACTTGTAGTCGACGTTGTTGATGTTGGTGAGCGTGTCGCACTCAGGGCACTTGAGATGACGCACGAACGGGAAGTAGATCGACGAGAAGTGGTTGCCGTAGACGTGCTTGTCCAGGGACGCGCGCAGAAGTGCCCCCTTGATCTTCAAGGTCTTGTTGTACAGGTGTTTGTACTTCCGCCGAAGCGCGTCGTTCGAGGTGTCGTACTCGATGTCCGTGATGACGAGCTCACCGAACTTGCGCAGCGCGGCGTAGATGTGCGCGCTGTTGTAGAGCAGGTACTCGCTCCACCGGAACAGATCCTTCAACTTGCGCGGCGCGAAACCGGTCAGGAAGTCGAACGCTGGATTCGGATGCGCGGCCGCGCGATTGAACGCGGTCAGGCTATCAGTCGACGAGAAGTCAGCGCTGGTGGTCATGTCGTCTTTACCTCGAGCCTCAATCTTAGGCTGTTCTCACGCGGCGGTATCCGCTAACATCGTCGGGGAAAAAATCATGACACAACTCAACCTCGTTCAGCTGAACAACACGCCCGTTTTCACGATCAACAGCACCGACCCCACCTACGCCCGCGTCCATGCAGGCATCTTCGACAAGAAGGGCGGGCGCTGGCTGTTTCCGGCATATGCGCCGTTTGGTCTACTGGTCATCGCCGATCTGCGCAAGGTGGCTCCTGCGCTGAAGTACACCCCCGAAGTCGAAACGCACGTGGCGTACTTGGAGCTTATCCCCAAGCTCCTGAAAGAGCGATCCCTGCCTCCGGGCTTCAAGTTCCACGGCTTCACACCCTTTGACCACCAGCTCGAGGGGTTGTGCCTGATGCTGCACCACCCCCGATTCGCCTTGTGGTGGGAGCCGGGCTGCGGCAAGAGCCGTGTCCCCTTGGACCTGATGCGTGCGCAGCCTGGTCGACGCACGCTGATCTTGTCACAGAAGGTCACCTTGGAGAACTGGGTCGAGCAGACGCAGATCCACACGGGTGGGCAGCTGCGCGCCGCTGCTCTCATCGGCGACACCGCGCGGAAGCGCAAGATCTTGCGGAACTACGATCAGTACGACGTCGTCGTTGCTAGCTACGGTACCGCTCGCAGCATGGGGCTGCCCCGACTGTACCGTCAGGCTCTCGCGCGCATCAAGGAGCTTGAAGCGAAGGGCAAGAAGCTGACGGAGTCGGGCCTGGCGACGCTGGTTCGCGCCGTGCGCCGCCTCGGTGAAGCTGACGAACAGATCGAGTACATCCAGAAGTGGGCTGACGGCATGTCGTTCGCCGATGTGGCCCGTGCGGTGGACGTCCAAGTGAAGACCGCGCCACAGTGGCTCGAGGACATCGACTACCAGATCTGCCTGGTGGACGAGAGCCAGAACATCAAGGAGTCGTCGTCAGCGCAGACGAAGACAATCGTCGAGCTCGGGAAGAAAGCAGGCCACCGCTACCTGATGTCGGGCACGCCCACGTCAGGCGACCCACGTCACCTGTACCCGCAGATGCGCTTCTTGTCGCCCGCCATCTTCCCCGAGGATTGGTTGCGGTTCTCAGACCTGTTCATCGTGCGGTCGCCGTTCAACAAGCGGATCGTCACCGGCTACAAGAACCTCAACATCATCAACGAACGCGTGGCGCGCGTCTCCGACAACAAGAAGAAGGAGGACTGCCTCGACCTCCCTGAGCGCGTCATCATCGACACACACGTCACGATGACGAAAGAGCAGATCGGGATCTACAACACGCTCATCAACGCCATGGGCATCGACCTGACTGCCTTCTTCGACAACCCGACAGGTACAGGGCTGGAAATCCAGAATGCCGCCACTCTGTTGAACAAGCTCGGCCAGGTGGCTTCGGGCTTCGTGCTGGACAACAGCGTGAAGACCAGCATGTGCGACGGCTGCCCGCACCTCAAGCAGTGCGTCGAAAAGAAGATCGTCCCGTACACGCCCGACTGCAAGGTCGCGCCAGAGCCCGCGCCCGAGACGGTGAACTACTTGAAGGAGAACCCCAAGCTCGACGCGCTGGATGAGATGCTCGACACCTTGCTCGAGGACCCGTCGCGCAAGGTCATCATCTGGGCGTACTACCACGCCGAGCTCGACGCCATCCAGGCGCTGCTCGACAAGAAGGAGCTCAAGCACGAGCGCATGGACGGCAAGGCCACAGGCAGCCTGCAGGAGCGCATCACGCGCTTCAACAACGACCCGAATGTGCGCGTATATTTGGGGCAGATCGCAACAGGCGTCGGCATCACACTCAATGCTGCCACGTACATGATCTACTACAGCCTTGACTGGTCGCTGGAGAAGTACCTACAGTCCATCGACCGGAACTACCGGGCGGGTCAGGTCAAGAAGGTGACCGTCTACCGGCTGATCGCGAAGGGGACTGTTGACGAATACAAAGCGGCCGCGCTGAGTCAGAAAAAGGACCTCAGCACGGTGTTGACGGGCAAGCTCGCGTGCGTGTCATGTGCGAAGCGCATGGAGTGCTTGCAAGAGAACGTCGAGCTCTACGACCCCGGCTGCCTCTACCAGCGGTCGGCCAAGCGGAAGATCGCCAAAGCGGAGTTGCTCAAATGAAAGTCATCCTCGAGACCGCCGACCTGATCCGCATCATCGGCGCCCACTTCGGCTCCGAGTTCGACACGGAAAACGTGACCATCAGAACGGACCCTTTTGAGGTAGAAGTAAGAGGGATCCCTTTGCCAACCGGCGAAAAGGCTCCCTCGGCGCCGCCGCGCACAACCCCACCACCACGGATGACTCTGGTGGACGACCCTGAACCTTTTGCCCCCGACGCCGACGACGCCGAACGCGTCGCTCGCCGCGCTGACGACAACGCCAGCGTGGATCCGCCGCCGCCTGGCATGGATGAGTCGGAAGCCATGGACGTGAACGGGTCCCCTATGGCCTTGATCGAGCAGTCCCGTCGGCTGCAGGCCGAGCTGGACCAGAACCGACCCGCGCCGCAACGCAAAGGCGGCAGCAGCCGCGCCCCCACCGACTTCCACGATGAGGTGACTTGATGACTGATGGGAAGCCCAAAGAATCCCGTACCGACAAGCTGCTGCGCATCCTGCAGGTCCCTGATGACTTCAAGGACCCGACCCTGCCGAGCGGGGTGTTCTCCCACAGCCAATACAACGCCTGGCAGATCTGCGGCCAGGCATACGAGTACAAGTACATCACGAAGTACAGCACGCCCGAGTACGTCGCCACCGCCAACGGCAGCGCCATCCACAGTGGCATCGAACACGCCTTGCTGGAGAAGATGGCCGGCAAGGTCCCTGACGTCGTCGAAGGGCTGGAGATGATCTCCAAGATCCTGGACGACAAAGCGCAGAACATCGTTGACTGGTCGGTCGGCGGTGATGACGCGATGGACTTGAACAGGCTGAAGAAGAAGGCTCAGCGACTGTACAAGACGTTCTATCTGCACGCACTGCCGCGGATCAACCCTCTCGCCATCGAGAAGGGCTTCGCCAAGCGTCTGGGCGACGTGCCGGTCATCGGCTACATCGACCTGGTCGACGAAGTGCCCGCGTTGGAAGTTCCCGGGATGACCCCCGAAGAACTGGCGCTGGCACCGAAGAAGCGAGTGACGGTGGACTTCAAGAATCCGCGCGCCAAGTGGTCCAAGGCGCAGCTGGACACGAACACGCAACTGACCATGTACGCCTTTGTTGAAGGCACCCCCGACGTGCGCATCGATCAGTTTGTGGACCTCAAAAGTGGCCCGGTCTACCACAGAGGCGACAGCACACGCACTCCGCTTGACACGGAGATCCTCGTCGACCACGTGAACGAAGTGGCGGACTTCATCCGCAAGGGTGTCTTCCCCAAAGCAGCCATCGGCAGCTGGGGCTGCAACAAAGACCACTGCAGCTTCTGGTCCATCTGCCGCGGTAAGAAACGCTGATCTGGAAACCTCAAGGAGCACACATGGCCCTGAAGCTCGAGAACAAATGCACCCGTTGTGGGCGCGTCACATCCACCGAAGTGCAGAACTTCGCCGAAGCCGCCAAGGTCGAAGAGACGGAAGCGAAGCGTGCGGCCGTCGTCAACGACATCAAGCAGTTCCTGGCCGGCATTCCGCCGGAACACCTGCCTGACCTGTTCATCGTCCGCAGGGGCCAGGAGCACGTCGTGCAGACGTACCTCTGCGAAGACGAGGACGCCAAGCGCGCATGCGCGAAGCGCGTCGACACGCTCGTCGACGAGTGCAAGACTTTCGACCCGCGGAAGCCCAAGACAAAGAAGCCGGCTGACGCACCGGCTGCGCCCGAAGCTCCGGCCGAGCCTGCGGCGGCCCCGACCCCGACCACGCCCAAGAAGAACGACAAGACGAACACTGCCGCCAAGCAGTAGTTCGCCATGAAGGAGAACGCCCGTGGACAAGTACGGTGTTGAAGAGGAAGAGCTCCTCGCGGACAAAACCGCGCAAGATCGGACCGTGTGTCCGGTTTGCAAAACGCCTCTACGCCCCGTCGACGAGACGGGCGTTCTCCTTTGCCCCAAGTGCGGCTCCAAGCCTTTTGAAAAGGCAGGTCGCTGATGGCTACCCGCACTGCTCCTGACGAACTGGCGCAACTGAAGCGCAAATTGGCCGCGAACCAACACTTGATCGACAAGCTCAAGATGATTCGCGCGCTGCACACGGTCACGTACACCTCCACGAAGCTCGTGGATGCCATGGCCGTGGAGTTCTACTACGCCATCGGGGACGTTCTCGAAGGCCAACAACCCCAAGAGCTCAAGCTCAATGTGATCAACAAGGAGGAGTTCTTGAAGGAGATTCAAGATGGCTCGTAAGCGCAAGGCAGCCCCCGCCATGGACTGGTATGGCGCGGTGTCTGCCGCGAAACCCATTCTGCTCATGACCATCGAGTTCTTGATCCACACCAAACGCCTGGCGCCGTACAGCAAGGCTTTGCGCCTGCTCAGCATCGCCGTGAACCAGGCCTTGGCTGACAGCGACGACGACGTGGTGGTCGCCGCCGTACGCAAGACCCAGAAGCAGCTGACCGGGCTGAACGCCGCAACACCGGCAAAAGGGCGCGCGGTGTTGAAGAAGCTCAAGACGCAGATCGCTGAACTCTGACCCGCCTACTGCTACTGGAGAAGCCATGACCGAAGCCAAGGCCAAGAAGAACGCACGCTCGGCGCCGCTGAACGGCCCTGTGTCTGAGGTGCCCCTCGCCAACATCGTCCTGCGTCAAGCGAACGTGCGCAGTGAGTACACGAACATGGACGCCATGGTCAGCAGCATTCGGGCTGAGGGCGTCATTCAGCCGGTGACACTGGTACACATCCTGGATGAAGCCGGGGAACGCACCGGAAAGGGCGAGCTGATCGCGGGGTACCGCAGGTACTTCGCTGCCAAGAAGGCCGGGCTCACAACGCTGCCCGCGCACTTTGTGTCAGCGGACGAACATCGACGGCACCGGTTGGCCATGATCGAGAACCTGCAGCGCGAAGACATGAACCCGATGGATCGCGCAGCGGGTATCAAGAAGATGATGGACGACGAGTCTCTCGACCAGAAGGGCGCCGCCGGCAGTTTGGGCGTGTCTGAGAGCTACGTGTCGCAGCACCTGGCGCTGCTCAGCCTGCCCAGCCGCGCACAGAGCGCGGTGCGCAGTGGGCGCCTGGAGATGACGCATGCGCGAACCCTGGGCCGGCTGAAGGACGACGAGACGATCCTGGGCTTGCTCAAAGAGGCGCAGACCCTGACGGCCAGTGACCTGAACAGCCGGGTCGACCTCCTGCTGTCAAAGGAGAAGGCTCGCGCTGCCAAAGCAGCGGAGAAGAGCGAGAAGGGGTCTCGTCGCAGCGCCAGTACCGACAGCAACGACGAAGCGCCGGCTCGCAAGAGCCTGGCGGAGCAGTACGCCGACGCCGAGCTCGCGCCCCTGAACAAGACCGACCTGCGCAACGAGCTGCGGGCGCGGGCGGAGAAGCTGCAGAACGCCAAGACCGAGTCCAGTCGCAACGAGCACAAGTTCGTGCTCAAAGGGCTGGAGATCGCTGCCGGCCTGAAGTGAAATTCACGCAGTAAAGACGTCCTCGGTGTCGCTGATGCGCATGCCCTCGAGGCGTGTGCGGAGGCGCGCCAGGACGTCTTGCTTGATCTGCCGGACCCTCTCTGATGAGAGCTCCAGGCGGTTCGAGATCTGTCGAAGGTTCTTGTGCTCTTCGCGAACGCCGAAGTAGGCCAGGACGATGTACCGGTCGCGCACCTTGAAGCCGAGCTCCATCAAGGTGGCGTGGATTTGCTCAGCGCCGTAGGTGTTCAGCAGAGAACGCTCGAGGTCGTCGTCCATCCGATGCTCGTCGATGACCTCGCTGGGCTCGAGCACCACCACGGCTGCGTCGTTCTCGATGGTTTCGCCCATGCGACGGCGCAGCCGGAGCGCTTTCTGTCGGTAGGCGGGCACGTGCACCAGACCTGAATTGTCCAGCTCCTCGCGGATCTTTTCCCGGATCCACCACGCAGCGTACGTGAGAAAGCGGGTACCGACCCGCAGGTCGAAACGGTCAACTGCGACAAGAAGCCCCAGATTGCCGGCTGAGATGAGCGACTTCAGAACATCGATTTTGTAGTTGTGGCCGCGTGCCTGACGGGCGTAGTCTTTGGCGACTTTGATCACGAACCGAAGCGCGCCTTCGATGAGCTTGTCGCGTGGTCGGTAGTTGCGCGGCGCATTGCACTGCTTGCAGGCCTTGTGCACCTCGCCGACCGGAAATGCCCACTTGCACTTGGTACAAGTACGATACTGTACAAAAAGCGCCCGCTCCTCGGCAGCGGACAGCAGAACGCAGTCCCGCACATCCTGGTAGTACGCCTCCATTGTGCGGTCATCGTCCCCGTCCGTCATCGTCCCAGACCCTCCCCGCTGAGCCTTGATACACCAGGCTTGGCTCTTGCGCCGCACATACGATGCGGGTAGCGTACCACCCGCCTCTCACGGCAATCCAGAAGATCCGACGCTCAAAAAAACCAAGGTAGACAACATGGCGAAGCAGAAAGAGACGAAGTCTCAGACGTCCTCCACTTCCGCGGACGTCAAGCCCGAAACCCCCAACCAAGAGACCACCCAGATGGCCACCGACAAGACGGAGGGGGCCTCGACGGCGCTGGTCCCCGCTTCCCAGAACGCTGCGCCCGCGATCGTCCCGGCTGGGAATGACAACATGGCCCGCAACAAGGCCTTGGCCGATCGGCTGCCGCCCCAGTACCGCGAAGACGTGCTCTTCATGATCCGCCCGTCGCCGGACCAGTTCTTCGACCTCGTGTCGAAGATGGAAGGCGAGAGCCAGGGCGCGATGATGGAGCTCATCAAGAAGACCCGGCCCAAGAAGCAGGGTGCGCACACGTCGAACGACGGCTTCTCGCCGACGCAGCTGCGTGTGAACCAGGGCACCGGCAACGACCCGGCCAAGCCGCCCAAGCACCCGCCCGGCAACTTCTACTCGACCGACAGCCGGGACATGAACGACGAGATCGAGTGCGTCGTCCTGGGCTTCTACGAGGGCCGGACCATGTGGCCGCCGCGTGATGCAGGCGGCGAAACCGGCAAGGCACCGCTCTGCTACTCGTTCGACCGCAAGATGGGCAGCCGCTACGGCGACTGCGCCAGCTGCCCGAACGCGTCGAAGAAGTACACCGAGGGCGGCTGCACGCGTGAGATCACCGCGTGGGTGATGGACCGGGCCATGACCGGCATCTACGAGGTGAAGTTCAGCAAGAGCTCCATCGGTGGCGGCGAGGCGCTGGCGCGCGTCATGAAGACGGCCAAGTTCCTGTGGGAGCGCTGGTTCGTCATCAAGAACGAGGCCCGCACCGAAGGTGACCGTCGCTGGTACGTGACGACCGCCAAGCCGTTCAGCGATCCGAAGAAGCCGGACGCGACGTTCACGGACGTCGCGCTGCACCCGCTGTACGAGGGCCTGTCGCGCCTCATGGACGCCGACGTGTACTACCCGGCGCTGGCCGACGTGTACGACCGCGCCAAGAACAGCACCGACGCTGGCGGCCCCGTCAGCTCCGGTGTCGATGAGCAGAAGCTGCTCGGGAACGCCGCGTCCGACGGTTCGCCGGACTACAGCGGCGACAACCCGAACGTCTGAGCCCCTGTGGGGGCGGGCACCACCCTGGTGATGGGGTGGTGCCTTCTTTTGTCGTCGCCTACCCCGGAGCTCCCATGTCCGCGCCACTCGTGATCCCGGAGCACGTTCTCCAACAAGCCCCTTGGTCCATCAGCAAAGCGGGTGTGATCGAGAAGTGCAGCCAGCAGTACGACTACAAGTACGGCCCCAACAAGATCAAGGAGTTGACGGTCTACCAGCCGGCGACTGTCGGCGTCACTGTGCACAAGGTGCTGGAGATGACGCTGGATGGGACGCCCGTCAAAACCGCGTTCCAGCACGCCATCGACCAGAACAACCTGACGCTGAATGAGATCGACGAGGTCAAGACCTTCTGGGACCAGATCGACCGTTTCACGAAACGTATGGCGCAGTTTCAGACGAAACACGGTGTGCTGCCACAGAACCGCTTCATTGAACGCAAGTGGGCGATCAAGCCTGACTTCTCGGCGACGGACTTCTTCGACAAGAAGGGGCTCTTCCGCGGCGTGGTGGACTTCGCCATGCTGACCGCGTCCAAAGACCTCATCATCATCGACCACAAGTCGGGCAAAGAGAAGGAGCTCAAGGAATTCGAGGCGCAGTTCCGCTCGTACTGCTTGATGGCGCTGGCCAAAATGCCGGACCTGCGCGGTGTGCAGACCGCCATCAACTTCACGCTGACGGACAAGCTGGTGTGGAACCCCTTCGTCAAGGCCGAAGTGATCCGGGATCAGTACCGTCCCTGGATGGTCGACTACCTGACGAAGTCGACAGTCGGGTTGCTGCAGCCCCCTGTTCCGGTCAAGGGGTGGTACTGCAACTACTGCGGCTACAAACCCATCTGCACCGCCTTCGGGGGTACTGGACGTGTCCCAGAAGAAGCCAAGCAGTAAGCCGGTCGCTGCCACCAAGCAACTGTCTGACAAGCAGATCCGGCGCATCTGGTCGGAGCTCAAACCGCAAGTGCTGCTCGAGCGCTTGCGCTCACTCCAGCCAGGCGCGAAGTGGACCGCGTCAGGCAACCGCTTGTCTGGTTGCTGCCCCTACCACGACGACAACACGCCGTCGTTTCACGTCGACTTGGCTCGTGGGTTTGCCAAGTGCTACGGCTGCGAGAAGTTCGTCTCGAGCCCCATCGAGCTCTGGGCGAAGCTGACGTCCAAGAACCGATCCGAGGCGCTGCTGGACCTGCGGCAAAGCTTCGGGTTGAAGTTCCTGACCAGCACAGCCAACGCGCAGCTGGACGCGTGGGATCGAAACCAGCTTCTGAAGAAGCGCATCGCGGAGATCTGCCACAACGAACTGCTCCACGCGATTGCCGCGCCCAACGACCCACTCTACGGGCACTGCCGAAACGCGGTGCGCTACCTCATCAACACACGGTCGCTTCCTGTCGACACCATCCCGACGTTGGACATGCTCGGCGTCATGCCGCCCATGGCTCGGATCCTTGATACGCTCGACGCCGACGCTGCCGCGGAGAACACGCGGCGCGAAGAAGAAGCGCAGCGTGCGGGTGAGCGCGTCGTGAAGGTCGTCTCGCTCAGTCAGGACGCTCGCGACTACCTCGTGCAAGTCAACGCGTCCTGGGTGGGGTCGATCGTATTCCGACTGGACCTCGCGCCGGGCATCATCGGCCGCATCAAACTGCGCCAGCCGGACACGAAGATCTACCACATCATCGCCGACGCCTACGAAGAGGACATGGGCTTCTTCGGCCTCGGTTGGTCGATGTA